TAATGGAGTTTAAACTGAAGGTGTAAATATGTATGACAATAATATTTTTTATATTAGAAGTGGTGGGACATTACCCTTAATTAGAGCGACTATAATAGATAATGAAAATGAAATAGTCGATTTAACAAACGTATCATCTGTTAAATTCACGATGTTCAATAATGACGGTAAGAAAATAGATGAATCTGACGGAGAAGTATATGATTCTGAAAATGGTCAAGTAACATATCAAATGTCAACGGCTGATACCGATACGGTTGGGGCGTATAATGCATACTTCAAGTTGGTTTTTCAAACAGGTGATATAATGTATGCACCAGCCGTAGATACATTTGATGTTGAAATAGTTAGGACATGATTCATCCGACATATTTATATATAATAAAAGACGTTTATTAATCGGTGATTTTTTGAGTAAACGAATATTAGTCATAGGTGATACTCATGTTGGTGACATACATTCAATAATGCCACCTAATGTAAAATTGTATTCAGAAGAAAACGGTACACGTACGGTTGTTCAACAGAATGACATACAAAAGTTCTTTTATTCTAAATGGCTTGAAATGTGTAACGAAGGACATTTCGATGCTGTCATATGTCTCGGTGACATGTGTGATGGTTCTAACTACAAAGATAATGGTAGGGAATCATGGACAACCGATTTGGATGTACAAACGGATGTTGCAGCAGAACTATTGAACATGATTGATACTGACAAGTTCTTTAATGTTTATGGTTCACCGTATCATAACGGTAAAGATTATATGTGTGACAAAACTGTAATGGATAAAGTCGGTGGTAATTTTAATGTCACACAAACTCTAAATATAGAAGACCTACGTTTCTACTGCAAACATACTGTCGGTGTATCTAAACGTTTGAATACACGTGGCAGTAGTTTCGGTGGAGATATAGTTAACATGATTGCAGATGAGGAATCATTCGGTAAGATAGATGTTCAGTTACGTGGTCATGCACATTATTTTTATTATCAAGAAATTGATGGTGTTCTTGGTATGGTAGCACCATGTTGGAAGTCAAGAGATTCATTTTTAAAACGTGGTGACTCAATAGTAAACGATTGTGGATACATAATTTTCAATGTAGAAGATGACAATTATAGTTTTGAGAAACATCTATTCAGAGTACCACAAGAAATAGCATTTAGAGGTACAACAGTATGAATGATGCGGATAATATATTTTTAAGAGAAAAAATAGCAACCATTGAAACAGATGTAAAATATCTTAGACAGTCATTTGAACGATACGAAGATAAACGTAGTCATGAATGTGACGTATGTAAAGAAGAAATATGGGATAAACTAAGTTGGCTTGAATGCAACCAATACAAAGCGATTGGTGCGATTGGTCTAATTCAATTTATTATACTCATAGTTGGACAGGTTCTAATAACAAACTTTTTATTGTGATGACATGGATGAAGCCATTGAATGTTTCATGAATGATGTTGACTTGTCTAAAAGTCAGATAGCAGAACGTTGGAGTAATCCATTTAATATAGTTACTGACATATTCCAATACAGAGATTTAAATGGACAACTTGTTAGTTACACACCTTACGATTACTCTGTTGATTTCATGGACTATGGTTTCAGAAATATGGATACAGATAGATGTGTGCTTAAGTCCAGACAGATTGGATTCAGTACGACTGCTGAAATGGAAGCAGTTATTCTATCAATGACACTTGAAGATACAGAGATACCATTCGTTTCTAACCAGTACAGAAACGCACAGAAACTCGTAGAAGCGTGTGGTAAGATTATACAGAACGCTAAGTATCCGTTACCATTCAAAGACCGTGATATACAGAAACAGAGAATCACAAGCGAACTTGGAACTACGATAATACCATATTCATCTAAACCTTCATCTATACGTGGTGACGCTGCTGCAAGAGTTTATCTTGACGAATTTGCTTTCGTACCTAATCAGCAAGAAACGTTAGATGCTGTTGAACCAAAGTTATCAAGAGGTGGTTCAATCACTATGATGAGTACACCACTACGTGCAGATGACTTGTTCATGAAAACATTTGATGACATGAAAGAAGGTAAGATAGAAGGTAAGACTTGGTATCTACCATTGTATGATGAGAACGAAATTGATGTAAACAAACCATTGACTGCACAAGATGTAACGCCTATATGCCCAGATTTGGATATACGTAGACCTGAGAACGTACGTGCTAAGAGTATTGATAGGTTCTTACAGGAATACATGTGTCAACCAATCGATGAGATTAACGCATATTATCCATATGAACTAATACTTGAGACTACTAAGTTTGAACCAAACGACAGTACAAGTCAGGGTTATACAGTAATGGGATTAGACCATGCATTGATTAAAGATGAAACGGTATTCGTTATCAATAACATAATAGATGGTACACGTAACAATATTGTTTATGTTGAGAGTACACAAGCAGATTATTATGAACAGTTACGTAGAGCAAAACAACTATACAAAAATTTTAATGTTGATAAGATACGTGCAGATGCTACTTCTGAAATGGGTGCACAAGTTGAACGTGACTTGCGTAACATATTTGGCAATATCGTTGATGGTGTTAAGTACACAAATATGATTAAGAATGATATGGCTATGCGTTTAAAGTACTTAATGCAGAATACACATAATGGGTTTACACCAGATATACGTATGGTAGATGACGCTGATTTAATTAGTCAGATACATAACATACAGGTTGAGGTAACACAGGCAGGTGTAACCAAATACAGTGGTAAGCATGGCGGTGGTTTAGATGATATGGTTAATGCATTATGGTTAAGCATACCACCGGAAATAATTGAACGTATGGATAAACCAGTTATAACAAAAGCAGAACATGCACCTAAACGTAAAAGTAAACCAGAGAGTAAACAAAAGGTTGGCTTTGCTATATCAAAATCATCCGGTAGAAAACTTAAGTCCAGACAGCAGAGAGGTACACTATGAATATTAAAGATTTCATCTTAAACTTAGCAGAAGATACTAAAGATAATACAATCGCTAAATTATCTGCAAGAGTACGTAGAAGTAAAGGTACTGAGAGAGAACGACCTAACCGTAACAGTACATTATATTGGGATATATACAGAACAGATGCTTTAGCAGGTGCAGGCATAGATTATACTATCAATTTCGTATGTGGTGCAGGTTTCGATGTACGTATCTTAGATGACGAAGGTAACGAACAAGACTTGCCTTGGTTTGACAAGATGTTACGTAACAGTAAACCTAAACAGAAAACGATAGAGTTTCTAAAGGATGGTTTGATTGAAGGTGACGGTTACATGTACTTACAGGAATCAGAGACAGCCGATGATTGGTACGCTGGTTTCGATGTAATACCTGCTACACAAGTACGTATTGAACGGGATGAGTTTAATAATATAAAACAATTTGTACAAGAGGTAGGTCAGGGTGAAGATGATTACCCAACGTTTGAACCTAACAGAGTTGCACATTATCGTAACAGACCGATAAGTGGTGAAGCATACGGTAGAAGTGATATTGAACCAATCGTTGAAGCATCTGAAATACTTAGAGACATGCAGATAGATTTGGCTAACTTCATTAGTACTAAGGCATATCCACCTATACTTTGGAAACTTGGTAACTCTGAACAACCTTGGGGTGCTAACTTAGTCGAAGAATGGGCTAAGACAAGAGAAGAAATCGAACCCGGTGACCAAATCAGTGTACAAGGTGATGTAAGTTATGAAGCGGTTGGTGTAAGCAGTGAAACGCTTGATGTACAACCGTACCTATTATTCTTCGCTTCCCTCGTTGTGTCTGGACTAAGAGTGCCTGCTGCTTTAACATCACTAATTAAAGATATGGGTCAGTTTACTGCTGATAGTCAAGCGAATGCTTACGCAAGACGTATCAATGATTTGAGACAACAGTTAGCAGAGATTTTAGAAGTCGATGTATTCAATAGAATACTTAGACAGAATAACGCTGGACAATATCATGCAGAAGTTGTATGGAGAAAGCATGACGATGAAGCAGAACGTATGGCTGTAAACAACGTTGTACAGTTAGTACAGAATGGTATCATTAGCGATACTGAAGCACGTGAATCTGTTGGTTATCCACAGGTAGTCAAAGGTGAACTAAAGAAGCCTGTTGACAAACCAGAGAATGTTGAACCAGCGATACCAAACGAATCTAATCAAAACACATCTGATGATGTTACTGAAGATAATCGTACAGGTTCTAAACGTATGGAAGCAACAGATGAAACATAATAACCGAAACCTTTATATAGTATAAAAAACATATAGGAGTATGTATAATTATGGCAGAATTTCAACCATGTAGATGTCTTATATATGATTGTTCTACGAGAGCAAATCTTATAGCAGGACACTACTATTGCCATAGTCTGTGGAACAAGATGAAAAGTAATCCAAACGCATACTATAAGTATACAAAGACAGAAGTACGTGCAGAACATGCACGTATCGTAAAGTGTCTTAAGAAGAATGGCTATGAACACGATTCTCCACTGGACTGATACATTATGGGTATGCAAATAAGCGGTATAGCAACTGTACCCACTACATATTACTCAAACAGTGGTAAAGCAGTAGAGATTAGACCAGAGGATATACAAAGTGCTATTAACAATAGTGCTAACGTAAACTTCCAGATTGGTCATGACGAACTTGCTGAACCAGTAGGTGAAGCATTTGCTTTACGTATGAACAGTAAAGGTGGTATGTACTACGGTGCAAGTATAGACAATGAATATACTGAAAATATGATACAATCTATTTTTGACGATGGTAAGATACCCAATGTATCAGTCAATTTAGTACCAACTGAAGATGCTACAATCGAAGTTACAGCAACAGAAGATGGTACTGAAAAATACACTGCTGACAGTTGGAGACTTGGGCATATAGGTATCGTTGATTCAGGTAGATGCAAACCAGAACAGGGATGCGGTATTTTCGATTATCAAATATTAAATTCATCTAAAGGTGATGTAATGACAGACAACAACGATGTAGGTAAAGAAGAACTGGCACTTGAACTGAGTGAACTTAAGGACACCATTTCTAAGAAGGATGAAAAAATATCCAAACTTGAATCTGGTGTCAAAGACCTTGAGTTAGCACTCAGTGAAGCCGAAGATACAATTAAGCAGTTTAAGGAACAGCAACTTGAAGAAAAGAGAAATGCTATCCTGAAACTCGATGACAGTATCGAAGCAGACGAACTCAAAGAGGTTAAAGACCCTAAAGCACTTGAACTTATGTTATCTGGACTTCGTGACAGAACTTCACGTAAACACAGAGCACAAGAAGAAGACAAAGAAAATGACATTAACGATGTACTTGCTGACTTTAAGAAGGCAGTGTATGGTGCATAAATATTTTAAGAGAGTGATAAACAATGACTGACAACACATCTGATTATGCTGGTAATTATGGTAGAGGCATAGTTATTACATGTATTTTAAACGAAGGTGCACCTACTGTAACTGGTAGGACTTATGACGAACTTGGTGAGAACGCTAAAGGCATCGTATATGCATCTGAACTTACTGAAAACGATTTCGTAGCCATTACTAATGACAGTGACGTAACTTTCGATGACTGTGATGGTGTACCAGTTGTAGAGAAACCATCTAACGGTGAACAACTCGTTGTAGGTAAAATCGTAGGTACTCCACGTATTGTTAAGACACCACCTAACAGTGCAGCAGCAGACACTTTATCTGAACGTATCTCTGGTGGATATTACAGGATTGCTAACGTTGAACTGATGGCTGGAATCACATCCATACAGAAAGCAACTGTTATGTGTGATGGTTCTAACGCTACTGTACCCGGTGTTGGCACTACACTCAAACTTAACATCACATCTGAATTTGACTCTGATAGATTCGATGATGGTAACAACACAATGCAGTTAGATACTGCTGCAAGTGGTGGTACTGGTCTTATACCATTCCATTACGTACCAGCAGGTACAGACGGTGACACCTATTCATGTCTCGTTGGTGTAACTGGACTTATTACAGCCGTAACAGGGGCATAATCAAATAACGGAGATTGATAATTATGGTATCTGGAACTAATGAGAGATTTTTACAGCCTGACGTAGCGATAACAACCGCTTATCAGAAGATGGAACCGTACCTTGTATGGTTAGATTATGTCGACCCTATGATGGAAGAAAGTAACGCTTTCCTCTATCGTTATGACGACAGTAACAAGTCTGAAGACCCAATGAAAGAAACCGCACCACTTCACCTGCTTGGGGGTCAGTTCCCTGAACTTGACATGACCAGAGGTAATGTAACTAGTGCTGCAATCAAAGCAAAGGGATTCAGTATAAGGCTTCCACGTGACTTACTTAAAGGTAGCAACTCTGCTGCTGAAATGATGAGGGCATACAATACAGCAGGTTTCTGGTTGGCTGAACTTATCAACACTGACATCATTACCGATATGAAATCTGGTGCAAATACTTCTACAAGTAATTTCAGTCCAGATGTAACTTGGGATGATGCAACTGCTACACCTGTCGCTGACCTTCGTGACTTTGCAAGGGATATGATTACACCCGGTTACCCATACCGTATGACTGACATCTTTGCAGAGGAACAGAACTGGTATGAACTCATTGATTATCTTTCTGATATAGATGTCAATGAATACAAACAGAAGAACATGTTTGGTGTACCAACTGTACGTACAGACATGGTAGATGTACCGCTTGCAGGACAGGTACATATGCTCATGAGTGGTATTGACGAAGGTGAACTTATCGGTATTGACGGTAGGAATCCAGTAGCAGAAATGCACTACTACAACGACCCACAGTACTCTGTACCACAGATTACTTACAATACTGTCGATAGTGCATCTGGTCAGGAACGTAGTGTCACTGTACCTAACTATGGTATTAACTTCGACCAGTACGTTGAACCAGACACTAAAGACACTATTGTACAGTTCTGGACTGAGAATAAGACTGTCGTTACACATTCCAAAGGAATCCTTTACAGTTCAAGTGGTATCTAAACCACCTGAACTATTTTTTTATTTATGGACTTAACCAGTACATAACATCAGGAGTTAATATTTATGACTTATACAGCAACAACTGCACAGGAATTTAGACGTAAGAAAGGCACGATGTCACAGAAGTTAGCAGACGAATTTACGGATATAGATACTGAAATAGATAAAATAAAATCTAAATTTGTTATGCTTACATCATCTGATATAACCGAAGCAACTACTGGAATTGATTTAGCAAGTGGTTCTGATATTACACAATATGGTGTATTCGTAGCACCTGTTGACATAACTGTTGTTTCAATGAAAGATTATCTTACAGAAGCATATGTAAAAGATACAGTCGATGCTAAAATAGAAATATACGATGATGCAGTCACACCTAACAAAATCTTTGGTAGAACTTTGGATGGAACAGGTGAAGATGCTGCAACATTTACTTCTACTAATCCAGAAACAGACGAAGAAAACATAACAGCAGGCACAAGATTAGACCTTAAAGCCGTTAACACTGCATCAAGTTCTGGTACTGGACATGCAATTGTTATGATTGAATATATCGAACAATGATGTGGTCATAATGACTAATTATGATGTAACGATTTATAATAGTCTTTATGAAGCAGAACAAGCACTTGAAGGTATAGACAATGCGATAAACATTGTCGCAATACCTTTTAAAGACGGTGTGCTTACTAAAATACTACTTCTAACAGGCATAGGTGAACAATTAGAACAAACTATAAGTGATTTAACAGTTGAAATAACAGCAACATCTGTAACTGAAGGTGCATCAATAAAAATACAGGGTACATCTGATAATGTCAATTATGGTGATTTACACAGTTTGAACTTGCTGAATTGTATGTCCATGCTAACACAACATCTACCAGTATACCAAGTCAAAACACATGGGTAACAGTTGAAAACTTACTTGAAGGCAACGGTAGAACACTGGAATATCATAATGATAACGGTGATACATATATAAAAATACCATCGAACCATGCAGGAAATATTGGATTACATGGACTACTACGATAACTGGAAATCCAGTTGATATATTTGAATACGGTATATTTATAAATGAAAATATAGTTAATAAAAGTATATCACGTAATAACCAAGGTTTCGCTGGATACGGTAACTTGTCTGGTACTTCTATATTAGATTTAAGTGACGGTGATGAAATTAGGTGTGCTATACGTAACATAGAAACAGATGGTGACATAACTATATATAATTGTAACGTTGCTATTGTACGCATATAAGCACACAGAGAGCCATACAGAGGACTTTAGACGTTAACGAATGCCATAGTACCTATTTCAAAATAAAACTTCTGTATGGCTCTTATTTTGGCTTTAATAGATTATTTGTCCAGACAGATGAGCGATAAGTTTATATAACATTAGAAACATAAGGTAGTATATATGTATTGCGATATAGATGATGTAAGACTGATGTTACCCGAAGTAACAGCAGATATACTACGTGATAGCACCATCATCTATTTCATCGAAGATGCACAGGAACGTATTGATGTTAGGTTACGTGGAGTGTACGATGTACCATTCACGACTGCACCTGCACACATACAAAATCTTTGTGCATTGTATGCATCATACTTAACGTTGCGTGTATATCCAGACCAAACGGTAGAGGATGATTTAGAAAGACTTTGGGATGATATAGATACACTGTTATCTAATCTAACAAATGGTAAGGATGACTTAGGTGACAGTTATAAAGTTTCTGATAGTCTGTCTGAACCAATGTTTGTCATAACTAAATCTAAGAGATACCGTAAAAGTGATGTATATGACACACGTAATGAACTAATTATATCTAACGAATCTGAAGATGTATTGCTTGATACAGAAACAATAGTTAAGAAGTGATTGTAAATGGCTAATATAGATTTAAGTTCATTTGAAGATAATCTAAAAAATATTTTACAGTCTAACTCAACTATTGTAAACAATACTACAAGGATAAATACTGGTATGTTTGATATTGGTTCAGTTAGAGGTATACAACTATATGTCAAAGCAGAACCATATCAGAATAGTACAGAAAGCAGGTTATTAAATGCACGTAGATATGAGATACCTGTTAATGTACATATGGTATGTCGTAGTAGAACGTTAAGCAATCTACATTCAGACATACGTGATTTGTACCCTGAGATTGAAGAAACAATCCAGAAAAACAATAGATTAAACGGTATCAGCAATGGTATAATTAGTTATGATGTAGAACCATATGAGATAGATGATGAGAACGGTAATCCAGAAGCATACATACTAACAATAACGGTATTGTATGATTTCATATTAACATTATAATAAAGAGGTAATTACAAATGGCAGCAACAACTAAAGAGACATATCGTGGCAGTGAATGTAAAGTTGAGATATTCATTGACCAAGATGACCCCGGTGCAGCACCCGGTAGTTCATTAACTGCTTGGACTGATGCTATAACTGCTGGTGGTGTACATGAAGTATTCGTGGCACAATCAGTAGAAGCAAACGCAAGTACAGAAGTAACCAGAATTAATGGTATGAACCAGCGTAGACCATATGGTACTAAAGAAGGTAATATAGACTACACATGGAGTTTAGATACCCTGTATACTATCGATACTTATGATGACGATGGTGTAACTGCAACATCTTATGATATACTTGAATTAATTGATAAAGATGGTGAAGGTTCTAAGTTCGCTATGCTCATAACTATGCAGGATGCTTCGGGTGATAGTTCAGGTGCATCAGCAGTTAAGTATATTGAGTTAACTGGATGTAATACTGAGGAAAGTAATTTCAGCGTTGGTACTGACAGTGATGCAGGTGTATCGTTGTCTGGTGCAGCAGAAGACAGAAATATATTGACACCAGCATAATCGTAAGGTGATAAAATGGGAGAAGGCATATTTAGTAAACTTGCGACTACAAAGAAATTTACATATGATGATATTAATGGTATTGCACCAATATCATTCACTTACAAACTTTTGAGTGTCCAAGACCAGATAGACGCACAGAACTACGAACCTAAAGAAGATGCTGTGCTTTATTTAATCTACATTAGTATTAAAGATAACATCGATGAAGACGTAACTATCGATGATATTCGTGATATACCAGCATGTTTAGTCGAAGCAATGTTCACGGATATTCTTGAGTTTAATAACATCGATGTAGAGAAAATAAAAGAAAGTGTTGAACAGTAAGGATAATTATGTACGAACTTGAACTATATCTATACTTGTTTGCTAAAGAGTTAGGTTAGGATTACGAGTTCGTACTTAATATGCCTTACAAATTCTTTAGAATGTGTGTAATAGAATTACAAGAAGAAGGTAAGGCTAACAAAGCAGCATCTAACGGTAAGAAATATAATCGTAACCCACAACACGATATATTATTTGAAGATGATAAAAAACGTTACGATGATATGATTAAAGCACGTAGAGAAGAAATAAGACGTTCTAAGATGTCTGGACAGTGATTGTATTGACGCATAGTTACGTTATAACAAGAACAGGTAACGCTTACAATACAATGCGTAGGTTTCATTTGAGTATTAATAATAATCTAAGTGAAGCGTTAAATAATGTAGGTAAGTATGCACGTTATTATTCAATGATTTCTGCACCTGTTTACAATCCTGCTAAATATCCAGACTTTTATAATTTTAAAAATCATTATACACCACCCGGTAAACTAAAGAGTTCTATACGTAAATTTAAAACCAAACGTGCCTTTGGGTTTGGTAGAGGTAACAAAGGTTTAGGTGTAGATTATTTTAGTGTACGTATAGGTTCACGTGTTAAGTATGCAAGTTATATGGAACGTGGATTTAGACATCACTTAAGCGGTAAAATAGTTAGAGGTAGACGTTTCTTACGTGGTGGTGCAAGACTTGCTGTAAGTAGACATCATAAAATGGAGATAGAAAAGGCAGTACGTAAATCGTTCGGGAGAGTTTATTAATGGCAAGTGAAACTATCACAATTCTTTTAGTATCAAATGCATCAAAGGAAGCACTTAAAATTGCTGCATCTATGAAAAGATTAGATGGTAGCATGAGCGGTGTAACCAGAGAAAGTGCTAAACAGCAAGTATCATTCGCTGGTTTGATTGCATCATATCTTGGTTTAAATAGAGCAACTCAAAGTAATACAAATGAAACACGTGAGAATACAAGAGCAAAGATGAGGAATATCGCTGCTACTGGTATTGCAGCGTTACGTAATCATTACATGGCACGTAGCAGTCATACAGCAGGTCTAAACATAGGAATGCTGTCTGTACGTATACACGAATGGCTTGTACCAGCGTTAGGACTTGCATACTCTGCAATGATACCAGTAATCGCTGGATTGGCTACAATAGGTGCGACTGCAATTACAGCAGCAGCAGGTTTAGTAGGTATGGCTGGTGTCGGGTTAGCAGCATGGAGTCAACAGTTAAAAGGTAAGAACCGTTTGGATATGCAGGCTAACTGGGCTTTTAGAGATGAAGGTAACTTTGGTGATGTTGTACTTGAAGGTTTAGTAGACGCATTGCACAACCCATCTATACGTTCACGTATGGATAAAGCAGTAATGTGGACTAAAGATATATTCCATAACATTCTACCTAACGCACTTATATCATTTGTTAAGAATGTAGATATGGGTGCAATCGGTATGATTGTAGATTTATTTAGTAAATGGCTACCTTCTGCTATGGGTGATTTAGCAGCATGGGGTGGTCAGTTAGTTAACATATTCGGTGCACAAGCGTTAGGTATGGTCGACAGTGCTATACGTACACTTGCTGGTGCAATAACTGACTTTGCACGTTGGATGTCATCTGGTGGTTCAGAAGATGTCGTTGATTTTATGAATGTACTTGTTGAAATGCTTGGTCTCATTGGTAGGTTAGGTATGGCTACATTACCAGTGCTTAATAAGTTCTTATCTGGTATTTATCCACATCCACTTAAACCGATAGCAAATACGTTAATTGGGTTAATGAACACACTAAATGAAAGTCCAATGGCTATGAATGCAGTACTTAAATTATCACAAGCATTGTTATATATGTTTGTTGCTAAGAAAGTAGCAGATGGAATATTTAAACTTGCATTTTCTATTGAGAAATTATTTGGAATGTTGAATAAAATATCATTGACAGCAATTGGTAAACGTGTGTTTACAGCAGGTGCATTAAAATTATTTGCAGCAAGTGTAGCAGGTCAGATATTCGCTGGTGTAGCAATAGGATTAGTGGGTGTAGCCGTACTTGCAAAAACTGGTATACTCAATGCTATATCTGATTTAGGTCAGGGATTTAGAGATTTCTTATCACAAGCACATATGGTACGTGATGTATTGTATTCGGTGTTTGCACCTATACTAATGTTAGGGTTATCTGCATTACGTGCTATAAGTTACATACCCGGTGTAGATGGATTAAGTTCAGAACAATATGATAGAGCAATGGGTCAAGTGTTAGGTGCACCTAAACGTTTGATTACAGGTGGTGCTGAACACGCAAGGGAAGTAGCAGCAGGTGCTTACAGAGACAGACAAGATGTAAGCATTAACCTGACAATGGATGATGACCTTAATCTTGAAGCAGTACTTGAAGAAAAGATTAGAGATGGTAAGCGTAACAATAAAACACGTGTAACTCAGGGGTACTAATCATGGATGCTACTGGTATCAATCCCAAATATAAAATAAGATTATTTAATACTAAAAATAGACCAGAAGATATTACAACATCCGCTAACATACCTGCTGGTTTCGATACTAAACGTCTTGGTTGGTATGAGTTACAACCTGAATTATCTATATTTACAGAACTTTCAATATCAAGCAGGATAGACAACGGTTCAATCGGTAACATAAGGTTTGTAGATGATTACAAATATCTTTATACTGCTGAGATAATGTCAGGGGCATATACACGCTTAGACAGTCCAGTGAGTGTTGATACACAGCCTACGACAGATGGTTGTAAAATATTGGTTTACGTTGACGACAACGGTGACGGTACTGACTGTACAGGAACGGTGTCAATATCTGGCACTGACCTGTCTGACCAAGCGTTGTCTGAAGACATAACCATCGGTTCTAATTCTGGTACTTACGTTAGTTCAAATACATTTAAAACCATTGATACAGACGGTATAACAATTACAGATGTTGATTCATCATGTGTAATCACAATATTTGGTGATATAGGTACAGAAGTTAACAGACGTGAAATACAAATATTATGTGATACAAACGATGATGATGTATATGGACTAATGTTTGGTGGTTACATAACCATTTTACCATCTGAACATAGATATAACTATACTGCTTATACTGGTAAATTGTTTGACTATACGGATTACCTTAAAAACAACGATTATACCTGTGGGTATATGTGCAAATATAGGTGTGCAAATTATTCACAGACTGGTGCAGTTGGTTCATGTTCACAAAGTAGCGATGGTGGAGAAGGACAAGCAAATTGGCAAGTCAATTGTTTCAACGGTGATTATCAACCATCGCATCCACCATTCGGTGATTTTACTATAACAGATAATGTAGGTGAACAATACGAATGTGGTGCATACAGTCAGGGTACAGAGATATTACCGTTTGATGGTTATACTTATCTCGATGATTATTACGATGATACAAGTCAATATTACAAACCACATCCATACGATTACTTTGATGCAATGTTAGCAGTAAAAGTTTATCTTAATAATATAGAAACTGATAACGTTGTATCACGTGATTACAGTTTGTTCCCATTAGATTACGGTACTATTACTTCAGGTAACGGTACTATGCAATCAAGTGATACAAGTGTACAGATTGAGAATGCTAACGGTTTCATAATAGACGAAAGTAAAGATTATATTGCTATATGTGAAAATGATTTAATGGAAGTTACAGCGTTCAGTGGTACTGGTACTACACGTACACTTACTGTTACAAGAGATATTAAAAACGTAATATCACAAGACCATGACGTTGGTACAGCGATATACATACTTGAAGCAGGTAACATAACCGATGGTATGGCTGACTTAATCAATACACTTTTACCGGGTATTGTTTATACATCGACAGTTTATCGTACTGGTAAGAGTATCGCTGAAAACTTAAGTTACAGATTTGAGAATGAAACATGTGTGTTTTGGGTAGACGATTATAAACAATTACATATTAATGTATTCGATGGTGCTAATCCGGGTTATAGTGCTGATTTAACATTCTCTGAAACTGATAGTGATTTCCCTATACTTAAAGCATTGGATATAAGTGAATCTAACGTAGTAAACAAAGTTGTTTCAGATGTTGATACTGGTAACAAAACTTATAGATGTCAACTTAACTCAAGTGATATATCAACAAGTTACGGTGAATCAGTAACTTTGTTTGGTGAGCAAACAGGTGAGTTACAGTTTGAATTAGTTAATGCGGTAGGTGAAACTAATTACACCATTGGTAGAGTTGGGTTTACTTCACATGCTTTAAGGTTCTTAAAGAAAAACTCATTCCCAAGATTTAGGCAAACATTAAGATTCTTTGGATTTGTACCAGCAGAACATCAATGGGAAAACGCTTATGACCCATTGTTTAATTACACTGACAACTATAATAACCATATTGATTTACGTGGGTTAAGATGTGAAGCACCTGATTATCATTTCGATGATAAACCTACTGAAACTTTTATAATAGAACAAGTTAAATATGTATCTAAAGGATATGGTGTACTTTATACTGATATAACGATGAGTAGATTAAGTTCACCTTCTGATTACGGAGTGGTATAATGAGTTTACGAGACGCAATCGCTGATGTGTGTACAGATGTTATCAATAGTCTAAGCGTACTTAGGCTCAGACTACTCACGAGTGACGGTGCTAAACCTTTAGTTATACGTCATCAATCAGGTGCTAAACTTGAATTAAAGAACGATGGTAAAGTGTACTATAACGGCACTGAGATTGGTACTGGTTCAGGTGGTGTCGAAGATCACGGTGCATTAACAGGGCTATTAGATGATGACCACACACAGTATTTACCAATTGATGGTAGTCGTGGTATGTCAGGTGATTTAGATATTGGTTTAGGTAACGATTTAAAGTTTGATACAAATGGATACATTGATGCAGGTGTTGACACATGGGATGAAACTCAGGTATATGGGTTAAATCTTAATGGTGATGACTTTATACGTCTATATGAATCTACATATGGACAGATTGCATTATTCGGATGGGACATTACATTCAATACATATCTTTCAATGAGTGGTAATCAGATTATAAATGTATCAACGCCTACTGATGCAAACGATGCAGCAACCAAGAATTATGTTGACACATACACATATGACCACGGTGGACTAAGTGGGTTAGGTGATGATGACCATACACAGTATCTATTAGTCAACGGTACTCGTGTCATGTCTGGAAATATACAAATGAATGGCAACAAAATTACTAATCTTGCTACACCGTCAAGTAACTCAGATGCCGCAACCAAAGAATATGTCGACAATAACGCTGGTGGAGATGTAACTAATCCAATGACATCTGATTTAGATACAGGTGGTTACAAAATATATAATGACAGTGGTGCTGTTACATTTGAATCAAGTACAGGTGTATTCGTATTCCAGAAGTCACCCTGAGGTCACTAAATGGTTAAAACCAAATACATCGAAAACGATACATTTGTCGAAGGTGTATATAATCCTGACACTAACTATGAGTCATCTGAATGGGAAGAAATAACCGATTATGTTTTTGCAGGTGTTTCGGAATGTGATTCTGATAAATATTTATGTAAATTCCCTATTGACAGTGACTTTGATTCAGCAAATGATGTTAGTGCTGAACTTGTTTTCTATGTGACAACAAATGGTGCAGGTGGTTCAGTACGTGTTTAGACTCTTGCTGATGATTACACGTTCACATCTGTAACGTATAACTCATTTGATTTCACTGGTTCTTCGGATTGGACAGCGAGATTTAATATCCCAGACACTGGTGCTACGTATGATGAACAAGTGACATGTGATATAACAAGTTCAATATTTGGAAGTCCAAGTACAAACTATGGGTACGCAGTCGATGGATACGAAGAACCATCCGGTGCAACGAACCACACATTGGGTATCCGTGCATACGAATATAGTACACGTAATCCTTATGTAAAAATAACCGAACATTCTGATTATGGATATAATTACGAATCACCTACATTTGATTGGTATGACACAATCTCTGGTATGTATTATGTAACATTATATGCATATGTAGATATTGGTAGTACTACACAATCGGGTGATTATACCACACAGTTTGATATACGTACACCGTGGTCATCTACTGTACATACTGAATATTTAGATGGAGGGGAAACTGTAACATATACACAATCAGGAAGTGGTTATACAGAATACTACACTGTTGAATACGTGTTTACAACTTATGATAGTGAGATTGGTTACAATCCAGTAATGAAAGCATACTGGTATCGTGATTACGATGATTCATATGTATCATTAGACGGTGATGATGACAACAATGGTTTTGATTGGGATAACGCATACAGAACTGTAACCAAAGGAACTGCTGAGGTTGCTGACGGTTCAACTGTTTACATAGACGAAGGTATATATGAAAGTGAAACATCACCATTTCCAAACAATAAATCATGCAACTTTGAATTACGAAACGAAATAAATGTATATTATAGTTCAGCAGGAAACTATACCGGAAAAGCGACTGGTAGCCTGCCTTCAAAATATTTATTGCTATCGTGCAATAACCGTGTACCAGCAAAAGGTAAACTAATCAAATTACGTGTCAATGCATGGGGTTCAACTAATATAAGATTAAATGTATATAAGCAAAACAATTATGGCGATGGAATCGACCCTGATTTGTCTCTTATAGGAAACACTGGGTGGTACAATGTAGGGAACTACACGTGGTCAACACAAGAAACAATAGATTTGACAGATGAGAACATTTATTGTGATGGTGGTGAAGTTATAGGTATATGTGTAGAACCGATTAGTTCTTCGAGTATAATGAAGACCGATTACAATATATATGACAACTATGTTGTTTATACTGGAAATGCAGAAAACATATTTGATACTGATGTGCCAGAATCAGTTATAACAAGGAGTACAACTGGATTCCAATATTCGGTATCAGTTGAACATGAATATTCTAAACAAATGATGATAACAGGTGAAGCATCTTACAGTTATTCTAATATTGGTTTCACTTCTTCTAATATGGGTACAGGTACATATAGTAATTCCAATAATGTTGTAGTGCTTGACAAAAATTTCGCTGTTTCATCACTACCAACAAATGAATCAAATATATTCAATTGTGCAATATTAGCAGGCAGAGGTACATCCCCTCTAACACACAGTGGTCTTTATAGGATAGTTGTAGCCAGAGATGACGGTGATAATTACTTACCTGTTTATTTAAGTGATTGGCGGTACTTATATATAAATGATGACACGGTTGAATTACATAACAAAATTAGATTGGAAAGTTTACAGCCATCTGATATATTCGGGGTTGAAATAAAAGGCATTAGTGGAACACCAATGATTAGATTAGATACAAATGGTGGTACAGATTACTCTATTAAATACGAGGGGTCGTTCACATCATCGATACCAAAATCAAACTTTGAAGATTATGCAATATCCAAGATACCAATGAGGATGTATTACACATGAGTTTAGAAGAATATCAGAGAAAATTAGCATACATACTTTATCCAGATGTATTTGAAGATTTAGAGTATTACAAAAAACGTGTCATAGAATATCGTGACATCACTGATAGATACAACGAAATAATAGAAGAATATGACGAACTACTACGATGGTTAACTTATCCAAAACAAGAAGAAGATGTCATAATTTCTAATGACGAACTTAAACAAATACTTGTTGAGCAACTTGGTGAAAATGTTAAGAGTGTAACAACAATTCCTGACAGTAAGTTTAAGTTAGTCAATAAAGAACATTTACAGCAATGGTTGTATAAAAATCCAGTTAATAAACGTAAGTATGTACCAACATGGCATGACTGTAATACGTTTGCTACGATACTTAAAGGTGACTTGGATAAATGGGATAGTCAATTATGTACAGGCGAAGTATACGTTATAACAGAAAAAGGTAACGGACATGCTGTCAACATATTCGTTGATTTAAATAAAGATGTGTATATAATAGAACCACAAAACGATAGTATATTTAAGTTTCTTAACAACTGGAAAGTTTATAGTAAATTAGATTTCTGATAGATTAGTGTACATATATGTACATTAACGTTCAGTAATGTGTATTATAACGTTTATCTGTCTTTGACCAGACAGAACGAAGACACCTTTGAAACACTCATAATTAGTAAATGATTGTCTTAAGGTGTCGTTCTGCTGTCTGGACTAAGATAGTTCAAATTTATGGTAATGTTAACGATAACTATTCTAAGCCTTCTCCCATGCTTACGTTAACATTACCTTATTTATTCTTAGTTAGCAATCGTTAATGCACGTTAACCATTGTTAATCTCCGAAATATCTCGTTGTCTCCATATTTCACATAGTTTTCTTTCTATATAAACTTATCGCCTGAAATTTGAGCATACGTTAATACCAATAGTAAACATAAGCGTATATGCCTCTCAGAGCCACACAGAGCCATTCTAAGAGGACTTTACCCTTTACGAATGGTATAGGTTACGTAGACACTCAAAGTCTTCACAGTGAGCGTCTGTGTGGATATTTCTGAAATATCTATGTTTAATAGCAAGTATAGCAAAAAACAGAAAGATACCTAACGTTAAAAAGATGAAGTATAATTCAGCCATCACAATTACACCTCACCAAAGTATCTATTAAACCATCTATTTCCGATTGTCCATTTTCAAGTAGATGATATGGTAGTCTAATATATACATTCGGTAATAGATATTCAAGTTCATATATATGCATCATGTCATCAAAAAATATGACATAATCATAATCTCTTGCAAGTTTGTTAACAGTATCTATTTTATACCTACCCATTTCTTGATAAAACCATTTACTACCACCTATGTGATTCATCATCTCTTGTATTGTCAAGCAGTAATCACGACAGTACACACGACAACCATACTCACGTTCTAACTGCGTCTGTAACAACGGATGTCTATTTGTAACTATTACTTTATCTGTATTAATATCCTTAAACAGTGACATCATAACGCTAATGTCGTTATGCACTGGTTTCAGATACATTGAGTAAGCATCCTTCTGTCTGTCTGGACTAACGATTGTGTCATCTAAATCAAAAATAAAAAGTGTATCCATTAAATACACCTCATGTTTTTAAATATATGCTCAATCACACCTACTGTCCATGCATTACCTAACATCTTATATCTCTGAGTAGTGCTTGCCATATCTGTGTAACCATCTGGTAGATTTTGTAATCTTTCACATTCAATTGGTGACAATTTCCTTATTCCATCATCTGTACTTATATAATTACCATTCCATGATGCATACTGTCTCGCTGTCATACATATTGCTTTTTCTTTATCCAATGATGAATAACATTTCTGTAATTGATAATCTTTATTTTTATCCCACCACTTCTTATGTGATTCAGTTAACCAACAATCGGTTGGGTTATCTTCCAAAACATCATTGAGTTTGATACCTAAATCTGTTGGTTGTTCAACATTTGGTATGTTAGTCCAATACATTCTTGGTCTACTCTGTGCGGATACAAGTGATGAATTTATTTCAATTGGTTCGACACCAATAGTTTCTGTTATCACATCCATATATTCTTTTTTCATTCTGACATTCTCTAACATGAAATAGGTTGGGTTGCACTCGTTTAATATTCTTGCATACTCAAAAAATAATTTTGATTTAGGGTCTTCAAAATTCAAATGTTTACCGATATATGAAAACCCTTGACATGGACTACCGCCAATTAATAAATCTATTTTTGGTAACTCTGAACAATCAATATCTCTAACATCACCCAATTGTATTGTATCTGGATAATTTGATTGTGTCACCTTTATAGCATGTTTATCTATTTCAGATGCAAAGTAATTATCCACATCTATTCCAGCACGTTCTAACGCAACTTGTCCACATGATATTCCATCAAATAAACTCAACACATTAATAATATCACCTCATAACATTCTGATTATAGCAAGAGAATCAATCATTAATCTACGCTGTTCTAAAGTCATGAACTTACCACTAAATATTTTTGTCATGTTATCCATAAGTTCACCCTTTAGTTCATCATGTTTCTCTTGTTCTTCCTCACGTCTCATTTGTTCTGCTACTGCAAATGATAGTGTTGTCATTGACATATGTTTAACAGATTCTAACCAATCATCTGCCTTTCTATAATCAAATGGTTCACCCCATATAAAATTTTGCAACTCTTGGTATTCACGTATGTCTTCAATTACCTTAAGTTCAGTATCACTCATCTGTCTTTTTGTTGGCATTCTTCTTCCTCTCATTATGTTTTTTCACTTCACGTCTATTCGCTGCTCTGTAATTATTGATTGCTTTACGTAGTCTCTTATCGAAATCATCATATTTATCCCTTGCTTCTATCTCTAACCATGTAGGTAACATACCTTTTTTCATGTCACTTTCGTTATCGTAGATTACGGTTGCACCACATTTAGTACATATGTACCATAGAGTACCTGAAGGAAATCCAAATACCATATGTGGTGTTGCACTATTCTTAGGATTCTTAACATCATAACATTTGCCTTTACATGTCCAAAGTACATCTTCATAATCAAGGTTTTCATCAGCTATAACCCTGATTAATCCAGCATACTTAACCATCATTTTGTTTGATTTATTGTAGTCAGCCATTACTCATCATCCTCTACATTAGGTGCTATCAAAAACCATGAGTTAACTTTACCATTGTAATGTGCTAATAACAATTCCCAATCTTTATCATCAGCACTTACAAGATACCAGTTATCAATATCACTATCGCTTGCTATTGAATCAGCAGATACATTATATAAACATGCAAGTTCAGATTCAAGTTCAACAAGTTCAGGATACCTATTATTTAACCAATCAAAGAATGTACTGTTTTCAGTTATTTTATCAGTATCCAATTTATTCACTGAACTTATGTTATTAAACATATCAAGTATTTTATCTTTACTTTCGATAGCACATATAGTACCGGTTACGTTACATAAATAACCATCCTGTTTTATATAAGGTATCTTATCTGCTTCTTTCTTTATATATAAAGTACCATCGTCTAACATATCTTCATTTATCTTCATTATTCTCATTCTCCAAATCTCTATTCATACCCATTTCAAAATGTGTTTCGCAATAGAACTTATCATACTTATGTCGTTTACCTTTACGTCTACTACCACTTTTTAAAGTGTGTTCAAATAGTTCTATCGGTACATCTACTGGTTCACCACATATAGCACATGCAACCCTACGTGTTTTTGGTTTACTCATCTACTATCACCAAACAGTTCTGGATTTTCATAGGTATTTCCGATGACTTTAATATTACAATTGGATATTTCCTCAGCACATAATTCAGGTGCATAAGTCACATCAATATAAAAACTACCGTTGCCGAATTTAACTACACCAACATTACCCGGTATAAGATTATCTCCAATGTAATAAGAATCGTAACTCACAATATCACTTTCACATATCTCATTGTTTTTACAATCAAGTAACCCAATGTACTCCATTATATCAATGTCTGGACACGTTACAACATCTTGGAAGTAATCAAATAGTACCAATATATCTTGGTCATCTTCCTCTTTGTAATATGATTTATAAGAACATTTTACATCATAAACATTATCTTCTGTAATCATTACTTTATTTTTATTATCCCATGCTCGGAATTTAATATCTCTCATCTACTACCACCTGATGAATCATATATTGGCTTTTTAACTAAAAAGCGTTGACAATCGCAATCTTCGCATCCGTTTTTAGTTAGACTTTGCCACATTTTCTTAGCACCGGTGTTATCACCAAAATATTCAATTGTCTTACCACATTCATTACATCTAAATACATACATATCTTTCATTATATCATCCTCTTTATTCCAAGTATACATAGTATCCAATATATTAAAAACATTACGGCTTGTTCTATTGCACCTAAATAAATATTGTAACCAATCAATACTGGATTAGTCACAAACCATATTTGATTGGCTTTCATACTATCGTGTTTAGCAACCATTAACGCACCCATTATGTTACCAAACACAACTATCCACATAACTATACTTAATATGGACATCTTACTTCACCAAGTCTATCATCATAATATTTATTTATCAAGACATGTGTCTATATTTGTTTAAACACTATGTTTTTATTTATCGATGTAACAACAAACTCATCGTCAACCAATGTATACATCATCCAACTATTCTCAAACATGTTTAATCAGTCCAATAAATCATCAAACTCTAACCAATCGTTTGCTATACATTTGAGCAGCAAATATCCAGACAGGTCAACGTAATCATTCTTCCGTTCAATACTGCTATTCTTAATTCTCATTAATTTATCATCCATACGATTATTAATCTGTTCGTTTGCATCAAGTTTACTAAACACATTCAATGGTTCTATCGCTGAGTTACCGTAACGTTTGTTCTTAACCATTAAAAAGTTAAGCATTGATACACATACTCTTGCAATATCCCATTTACTACTATCCGTATTTTGATTAAGATATAAATTATTGATGAAGGATGCTAACACATCCAAATCATCAGAATCTAATCCATCGTCTGTAACCGTTACATGATTGAGCCTATCCAATACTTCAGTTTTTGTTACCATTTTATCACCTTATTGTAGTCACCAATACTAAATAACCCTTTCTATCTGATTCAGTATGACCAATGACATGTTCTGGAAATCTATCGTTTCCTAACATATTTGAATTACATGCACTGATTATTACTTTCGCATTATCATTATATTCACCCAGAACTTTCTTTAACTGTCCAACAGTCATTCTACCGGTATGTTCGTATTTATCACCATTCATCATTTTAATCACATTTGCTATAACCACATGTTCGACATTCTATACAACCACCAGCGTATGCTAATAATGTACCACAATCAGGGCACAATGTGCCTTTTTTTATGGGTTGTGATTGTTTTTGTATCATGCTCAATGGAGTACCGTCAATATCCTTTAAAGAACGCCCATTAACATCTAGATTATCATTATCAACATCTTCTTTAAATTCGAGTAATTTGCGTAACATAGAGTCACCACAATTATTTCCTTTACTGACAATTTGTCCAGATTTACGAGCATTGCTAAATGAGTTACATGTACCGATACCTTCAAAGGCTTTCTCAATGTTAGATATATTGCCACCTAATCTAAGCATACCAGACATTGCTACGGCTATGTTATCAAGTGAACGTTCACAACCACCTTTACCAGAGCGTTTTATCCAAAAATCAAATATTCTGTTATCTATTCTTGAATATTCTATAAACATTTTAATTCTACCACATCCAGTATAAATATCTCTATCAGTACTTGCTAAATCGTTCGGCTTTGGTTCCCAATCACCACGTTTTAATTCCATACCTATATCTTTATCTTCAGATATATCATTAACTGTAAGTACACCCTCACGTTTGTTACCACTTCTATGCACAGTAACACCTTTGAGACCCATTTCCCATGCATTGATATATATGTTATATACATCATGAATAGTTGCAGTTTCAGGCAAGTTTATTGTACTACTAATTGCAGCATCGGTATACTTCTGGAATACAGATTGTGTCCTAAGCCTATCAACAGGTTCAATATCTGAAGCAGTTACAAGTTCATTACCACGTTCACCAGCATGATTATCAAACCACCATTCAAGGATAGGTGAGTTAACTTCATATACTTTGTTTTCACCATGTAAACTCTCTGTTCTACGATTATATTTAAATGCAAAGTTAGGTTCAATACCACCAGATATACCAAGCATTGTACTGATAGTTCCTGTTGGTGCTATGGACATGACTGTAGCGTTAGCCAATCCATATTCACCAATTAACCACTTTGTACTTTCATCAAGTGCATCTTTGAAAAAATCAGATTTTGCTGTTTTATTATAATCAAATTTTGGGAACAAACAATTATATTTATCAGCATATATAGCACTCGCTTTAAATGCAGCATTTGTAATCATTCCCATCAATCTGTCAGTAAATTCTATTGCTTCACTTGAACCATATATGTATCCTAATTTAATCAATAGGTCAGCATAACCCATTACACCTAATCCTATCTGTCTCCACTTTCTTGCAGTATCACATTGTTCTTCTAAAGGATGCTTTTCAATTCCTTCATCCAATACTTCATTTAATGCATATACTGCATTTTGTACTATATCTTCAAGTTCAATCCAATCAGGTTCACCTATTGAAATATCATATCCTATGTTTGCTAAATTAATAGAACCTAATAGACAAGCACCACCATCAGGCAATCCTTCCTCTCCGCACGGATTACATGAATTTATTTTGTAGTTATCATAAAATTGTAACAGATTATAGTCATTCATTCTATCAATATAAATCATACCGGGTTCAGACCAATCCCATGCATTCTCTGCTATATTCCACAGTAATTCATTTGCTTCAACTGTAACTATTGTTTCATCACCTGTATGTCTCCTGAACTTCAATGTATGGATTCTGTTGTTAATAGCATTAAAAATGAATTCATTAGAGGCTTCTACACTAATATTACATTTAGTAAGTTCATCTGTATTTGCTTTAGCATTAATAAATTCAATTATATCTGGATGTTCTGAACTTAATGATAACATCAGTGCACCACGTCTACCATCCTGACCAATGATTTTAGTAGTTTCATTATACAAATTGGCAAATGAAACTACACCACTTGTTACCTTAGCAGCATTGTTTATTTTAGAACCTGCTGGTGCAAGATTGGATAGTGATGTACCACATCCACCACCATAACTAAATGTTCTTGCAAGTTTAGAGTTACATTCGTATATACTCTCTAAGTTGTCTTTCGGTGGTGTTAATACATAACAATTACTGTAACTTAGGCTTCTATCAGTGATACCTCTGTTAGCAAGTATACGACCTGCAAACATGAACTTCTTTTGTTCGATTAACATACGTACACTTTCGTTACCACCGCTAACTCTATCTAACCATTCATCGAATGATTCATTGTTCTGTCGGTATTTGTTATTCCAAATATCTATACCTAACTGACTATCAAAATATTCTTCAGCAATCATCCATATCATCTCCTTTCATAATATTACAATATTCTATTATTCTGCTAACATCCATCTTATAATCATCCCACTTATCTATAGTGCTTTTAGATATACTAGCACTTGATAAATTGTTTACACGACTATTAGGCAATAACCATGCATACAGAATATTTAAATCTTCCCTATTATCGAAGGCTAGACATAAGAAAAAATCGGCGGTAGTATTTCGCTTTATTATAAATACCCATCCGTTTTTACTGTTGATGCATGCAGATTTTACATCAATCTTCTTACCTTTGTTACATATGAAATCATATCCTTTGTTTCCATAAGGCATCAATTCCACATCTTTGAATGTTTTTGATAGCACACGCTCAGCGACATGTACACCCAAAAATTGTGTACATGATTTATTCTCGCCCATAGATTTGCCACCATTTCGGTAATACCTATTTCTTACGGATTTATTTGAACGCTCTTTATTATTATTCCTCCATGCACGACCTTCCTCTTTATCACATGTCTTACATATTCTACTATTTCGCTCTGCATGAGATTTTAACCAATTAGACCTTACTGAAAGAGAGCATCCACATTTCCTACATTCTTCTGCTTTCATTAAATATCACCTATTAAAAATAAATAAAGTAGGTATTACTCACGTTTGTAATACCCTGTACTGTTGAGTGCGTCTGAACCACGACTTGTCTCAGATAGTTCATCTACTTCATGGAATACAACATCTGGTAACTCATTCCATATACCCTGTGCTATCTTCATACCTTTATTTATAGTCATTGGTAAATCAGATATGTTATAGAGTAATACAAATACGTTACCACGATAATTCTGGTCTACTGTACCTACACCTTGTGCTACTACGATGCCATGTTTCTTAGTCATTCCAGAACGTGAACGTACACACAATTCTAAACCTTCCGGTATATCAAACTGTATTCCAGTATCTACCAATGCTATATCTTCTGGTTCTATTATGAAATCATCTTCAACTGAAATCAATGGAAATCCACTGTCACCTACATGGTCGTAGTAAGGTTTAACTGCGTCATCATCTACTATTTTATATCCTATATCATATATCTGCATTCTCAAATCACCTCAAGTCACTTGTAAATCCTTTACGTGTGTAAACATTCATACATTCGTTACACTGTACAAGACATCTCATTTTGCCATCTTCTTTAACATTAAGTACACCTACTACTCTGCATTTACCTTCACAATCTTCATCATCACAATATATATCTATCATTTATATCACATCCTCATAAATTCTATCTATCAAATCATTTATTGCTTCGTCTATTGTATCACCAAACCCAGCATGAGATAATTCAAGGTTTATAAAATCTGGTTCTGTTACACATATACTATCACCATCCGTTTTAATATCTAATTTATCTACACATAAACAATCGAGTAATCTTTTCATTAATGTTGTATCAACAGTTCTCATTTATATCACCTATCACGAATCCACAAACATCATATCTGGATGAGAGCATACGTTGTATATTTCCTCTATGAGTTCTTCTGATTTGCCTTCTTTACTGTAATTCATTCCGTGCAATTCACTTATACCTTCATATCCACCGTATATATAATGTGCACGAAATACCCGACCATCGTTATCTCCTGTTTCCACTCGTTCTTTGTTGTACATATCAATTCTTTCAACATGTGTATCAAGTTCAAGTTCGTATGCGAGTTCTCGTGCTTTTCGCACTCTCCCTTCTAAATCACTAAACTCCGACCAATCACCACGTATATCATGAAGTATCCTATCCAATAGGAATATTTTTTCTTGTCTGTTCATATTATCACCTGCTTATCAAAGTTGCTATTGCACCTATCAATCCATACACTACCATTACTGCTGCTATTCCCATACCTATACCAAACGTATACCAAAATGTTATCCAAAAGTTTTCTATCATTTATTTACTCTCCAATCGTCTATGTAACTCACTGTTTCTAATCATACTACGATAAAACTGCCACTTCTCTGTATGTGACATTGTTCTCAATTTGCTTATAGATTTCCATAACTCATAATCTTCTTCCATAAAATTCACCATGAAAATATAAATACCGTATTCATACCTGTATCTAATGTAGATATATCCTTAAGTTTTCTTGTGAAATACTCACCTGTTTCACTGTTGTGTATCGTTATATATGCATCACTATTAACTTCAAGTAATCCTGTTTTCTCATCTATACAAATGTCATGTTCATGTGACTCAATGAGTTCATATAACTTAAACCTTTCTGATAGTTTCATTATTCTAACAGTATTACGTTTGACACCTATCAATTCTTTCTTAAAGTTCATCGGGTCACTCTTAAAGTGTATCATATTGCCTATTACATCCATTATTACATCTCCTTATTATGATATTTGTCTGCAAGGAAATTTATACATTCATCAAATGAATTTAAATTCTCCAATATCATAATCTGTCTAAGTTCCTCTTTAGTTTCTTCTCTTACAACCTTTATTACTATGTCGTCATTGTTCATAAATGTTCCTCTATCCAATCTTGTGCTGCATGTTCTATTATATGTGCATTCTTAATATACTGATAATAGTTACCCATTGGTATATCTACAAGTTCACTTACTTGTTCTTGTAAGTGTCTAAATCCATAGACATCCGAAGGAAATGCGTTAAGTACATCATTACTACGCATATGTAATACCATATCTAACTTATCATCAACTACCTCAAACTCTACTTGGGTAGCACATGGTATCTCTCTACCATAATAAGCAGCATTCAAATCGTTATGTTCTGTTATTGGTATACATATACGTCTACTCTTTGGATTGTCCATTAACATTTCAATCGATGATGCCAATGCAAATCTCTTACGTATCCTGTTACCATAACCATAATCAAACTCCATTCCAATAAGTTCGGCTTCATTTTTATCTACCAAACCTTTCTTAAACTTCTCTGCTATCTCACGGTGTACAGGGCACACAGACGGATATGTGAGGTCATCTGAGGTTATCTCGACCCATACGTAGTGTAGCACTCTAACAGCGTCACCACGTTCGTCTGTGTCCTTCTTACCGTAATACCACACACGTTTCCATAACGCTTCGTAAGCAGACGGTATCGATGGTCTTTTTATCTCAATCATCCAATACCTCTATTGTTATCTTTACTTTCTTATAGTGTCCAATATGTTCAAACGTATCTCTAAGTAAATCAGATTTAACACCTTCATCTATCGTGTACTCAAATACATTATTACTGAACATACCAAAAACTGGTGTAACAGTACCAGTCACATGATACTTCTGTCCTTTCATTGTTTATCACTGTTTCTCCGTTCTGCTAACTTTGATGCCAATACATTTGTTGCTATATAAACAACCGCTACAATAACACCCCAAAGTGGATTTTGAATATCAATCATATTAATCATCACATATCTTTATCATGTGATTGACTTCTGTTGGCATATCTTTTAACATTTTGCTTAGACTATCACCTGACTTTCCTACCAATATGTATCTACCGAACAATTCAAAATATTTTACCTCATCTCCATTAACAATAAACTTAATTAATTTCACATTAATCACCATTATGTAAAGCACATTGTTTTATTATATTTCCTTTATTTTCGATTATATCAGTTATCATCACCTGTCCACCCATACTTGTTGCTTCAACCTTCAGTTGAACTTTGCAACCACATTCTAATATTGTCTCTGTTGTAAAAGTCATTTTGTTACCTCTGATATTCGATCCAATATCATCTTGCAATAGTCATCTTCTTTCTCTATTAATATAAAGTTTCTGTTTGTGTTGATACATGCTACACCTGTTGTACCACTTCCAGCACAATTATCCAATACCAAATCACCTTCATTAGAGTATGTTTTAATTAAATATTCAAACAATTCAATTGGTTTTTGTGTTGGATGAACTGTTTTTGAAGCACTCTTAAAATTCAATACACTTGTTGGGTAATTTGTATACTTTTGTACACGTTTCTCTTTATGTGACGGTCTTGCAAATTTATGTCCTTTACTATCTGCTTCACAATCACGCTTACCATTAACAACTTTGTTATACAACTTTAATCCTTGTGGGTTATATTCAGCCCTTAATTTACATCCGTTTGCACAACTACCTTTGCTGAATACAAGTACAGATTCATGTTTATTCATTGGTTTGTGTTTTGCATTGGTAAAACCACATGCTCTACTTTTAACCCATATCCACTCATATTTAAACATATTTGGGTTACTCATAACCAATGCACTTGTGAACGGTTGCATTGCTGTCAACACTATAGCACCACTGTCTTTTATTATTCTTTTGTATTGTAACCACAGTTCATCAAACGGAATAACCGTGTCCCATTTGCATGACGTTGTTCCATAAGGCAAGTCACATAGAACCATGTCTATACTGTTATCATCTATGTCATTCATTACATCTAAACAATCTCCATTTATCAACGTATTAATCATTTTGTTACCTCACATTTATTCGATATAAACTTAACTAAACTACCTTTACTTCCAATTTGATAAGCATTTGTTATTATGTCCTACGATGTAATAAACTTGTTGCCTGATTTCCACTTATCATAAACTATTTGATGTGGTACTAAAAACACTTCATCCATACATCTAAACTCAAATGCAATCAAACCACGTCTATCTGTGCATACCAAAAATTGATGTTGTCTATGTAATTGTGATTCACCATTTTTATTGATGCGAAACAACTTACTAAAATAAAATCTTGTGTTTCTAAAGTGTTTACATTTATTATGAAGTGGGTGTCCATCTTCATATACACTCTTACATTCAATACCTATAAACATCGAATCAAAATTATCAATCAACACATCAATCTTTTGTGTATAGTTAGGATGTATTGGATACATGTAAGCAAGTCCATTCAAACTATATGTATCCATATACTCATTAAAATATTCTGTCATGAACCATTCAAACTGTTCACCTACATCAACATTACTAATATTATTTTTCTTTTCCTGTCTGTTCAACCTACGTCTCTGAATACGTTTGGTTTTACTGTTCATATCTATCCAGACTCATATTATCCGTCTTCAATATTTCAAACCTATCATTAGGTATCGTAACATCTATCGGTGGACATATACCCATTGCATCAACAAACCTTAATACTATTGCACCTCGTATTTCTTCTATCAACATTACTTTGTTTACATGTGGTACATTGTTATGTTTACAAAATCTTTCATCGATACGAATTGTTTTACCTATCCACTTATTGTCTTCATCGTCTTGTGTATTGTCTATATACACTCTCATATATATCACCTATGCGTTTCTACCCATTTTTAACCCTAAAAGGTATAGGGTTGTGGTTACAACCCAATGATACTTTTATCAACTTCTTCATCAGTCAATATCTGTATCTCAATTCTCTTTGTTTCTATATCAAATTCCTCAAGTTTTGGATGTAGATAACCCGCTCTACATGTGCCTGACTCAGATGGTGATGTTATATACAATTGTGCTTCTCTTTTCACCTTCGTTATCTTATTTCCAATTTCAGATTCCTTACGCTCAAGTTCACGTTCCTTCTTACGTAGTTTATTTAGTTGTTCACGTACATCAGATAGTTCTTTAGTCACACCATCACGTTCATCATACACATCTTTATTGTTTTCTTTTAGTTCACTGAGTAGTTCTCTTACTAAATCACATCGTTGCTGTGCTCTGGTGTCTTTCATCAATTCAATCATTTTCTCTCTTGCGTACTTAGGTGTCTTTCCCATATTAATCACTCCGTATCTTTATCTTCTACTATTCTAAACAAATGTGCTTCTATACCAGCATTCAATAGGTCTTGCTGGAACAGGTAAGCATTATTAACATCTTCAAATGAATACGTTTCATTTGTGCTTGGTACTTCAACCCACACAGTAGTTGTGTGTGTCATCGTATCACTCTTTGTCTGTATCATCAATTTCTGTTTCTTCAGTTACAATTTCATACAAATCATTGAACAATTGTTTATCTGTCTCTTTATCAATTGTGTAACCACGCATACTGATATACTCTGATTTACTTTTATTGTAATCACAATCAAGTATACGTAGCAATTGCAACGATTCTTCCAATGACATCTTAACGGTTACATCACCATTCTTCTGTATTTTACCTTTCATTATCTAACCTCTCATCTAAACTTATCTTACTCAAATTACATTCTATTGTGTTATCTTCATTAAACGTTACTGATATTAACTTTATTGGTTCATCGTATTGTTCACTTAGTTTATAACCAACCAGTGACCTAATAAACTCAGCAAAGTCAACATTATCATCATCAAATGAATCAAGTACTTCTTCAATATCCTTACTATTTATATCAAGTTTCATTCTACTTCACCCTCATACATATTGTCTATATCCAATTCATACTTACTGTACTTATTCAAATTATTCACACTTATTGCAAGTGTCGACAAATGTGATATTTCACCTGACGGTATCATCCAAACGTGTTCCAAGTTTAAATCGTTTCTGTTATCGAACCCCAAACATATAAAACTATCAACTTCATCATTTCGATTAATGAAAAACATCCAACTATCGGAGTGACCTTTTCTATGTCTCAGACAAGAAGACTTAACGTTGATAAGTTTATCATCTGGAAAAACGAAATCATATTTTGGGTTCGTTGGGTTACAATGTTCAGTATAATCAAATGTATCCGACACGTACTGTTCTGCTATAACCACCCCCAAGTATGATGCACATGACCTATTTGTGTACATGGTATTGGTTTTGTTTCTCTTTGAATGACATTTTTTACATGTATAATTACAATGTCTTGAGAATGATTCATACCAATTTAATCCCACTATTAACATATCACCACACAAATTACAACATTTCATTCTATCTCACCTTCGTATGTGTCATCAATATATTTAGAAGCAAACATGTCTGCTAAATGTGTTATAATAACATATTCGCTACTTTTGTCAAGTACATTCTGATATAGTCTATATGAAGGGTCATAATTCAATGAATGCCAACGTATTGCTAACATTTCATCTTCTGTTAAGTCAATGTATTTGTTAGCAAGTATCACAGATTTCTCACTGTGACCCATTGGCAACTTATCGAACTTGTTGAACGGTGTCTTACCTACATTACCATTCTTTAAATAATTAATACTGTATGTATTAATCTTACATATGTCATGTAACAATCCAATTACTCTGAGTGAATCGTTATCAAGTTCAAGTTTGTAATCATTATTCCACTTCACCAATATGTCTGCTACATTCAATGAATGTTGTGCTAACCCACCTTTACAATTCAAATGGTGTCTTGTACTTGCAGGTGATACAAAATAATCAGAGTTATCAAGAAACTCAATGATAGCATCTGTATCTCTATTAACATTCTGTAACATCTCAATTATGTTATCTCTATTCAAATCAATATCGATTCTTGTCTTCATTCAATACACATCCTTTACAAATATCTTCTACTATATTTTTAGACTCTGCTAAAATTCTACTACAACTATACCTATTGTAATGAATCAATGATTTAACATTGCGTCTGGTTGCTTCAATATCAAAATCCATTTGATTCATAAACACACTTAATATATCTGATTCAGTCATACCACAACAATCACGTAGTTCAGGTACTAATGCACATCTTAAGTTATGTCCACCTGTACCGACTGCACTAATATCACCAGTCTAAACTTTCTTTAAACATGGTCTCATTGTAAGCGGTAGCACACCATTAGAACAACCTATGTTCAGACAGTTCGAAGAGTGCTTTGTGACACTCTTACACTTACGTTTGTACACACTCGGTATGTATCTGTCTAACTTAAGTTTATGTATACAATCACCTGAACTTGTTACGATATGTGACCAGTTATCGTTCTTCTTATTCTTACCAAATGGTAACTTAACTAAATTACCGTATGGTTTAACATCACTTAACTTCTTCTGTTTAGGATATACTTCACACTCTATATCACCTATTATTTCCCTACCGAAACTGTATGCATCTGATACGTTAACGTTATCCATGAATATCCAGATATGTTTAGACACGCTTGAACCAGATGATTCACATATATAATCTATACCTAACGCTTCAAGTTTTGTAATGATTGTTAACGTATCTAACTCTACATCTGTCTCATTTTGTTCATCGTTATGATGGTCTATATCAAGACATATCCACTTAACCTTACCGTCTAAACTTATTTGGTATGAACCTATCGTGATTTCACCTGATAAGTGTTGAAGTAGTGTGTAAGTATCCAACGGTCTGTCTGACCTACGATACGAACCGTTGTCCTGTTGTATAGCATAGTCATCATAACGATTAACAAAATGTTTGTATAACATGTTTAGTTTGTTATCTGATAACTTAATACAATCATCAGATAACTCAAACATCAATGCCATACTATCACTTGAACTCCACCTCATCAAAATAACTTATGTTATATTCATCGTATTCTTTAGCCTTAAGTGATTTACTACCGCTATTCCAAAGTGTCCATAAGTCCAATGCATCGAATGTATAAATCTGGTTTGGTCTACCTCTACCCATTCTACAAAAGACTATTATCATTGGATTTCTACCTGTTAACATAGCATAATCAATTAATCTCTGTAACTGGTGTACACCATCTTTGTTGGTAGTGAAATCGTTGTTGAAATTCAAAGCACGTTTACCACGTTTACTTTTTATTTCTAATGCAAGATACCATCGGTTATCACTACTGTCAACATTAATGTCACACCATTGGTCAGTAAACCTACCCTGTTTATGTCGATATGATAATGCATTGATACAATTACTATCAAAATAATTATTCAACGCATCAACTACATCAGACTCACCGTATCCCATGTTAACACTTCACTGATACATACTACTATCACATGATTTAGTATCGTTTATACTAAACTCAACTACTTCCATACAATCTTCATCATCGGGTACTTTAGCATGATTTTTTGTATACATGTCATTACAATAATCTGCATATTCAGATATGCTTATCTTATATTCAATGTACTTTATATTATCCCACGGTACATCAATCATTCTACCATCTGGTAATATCATACATTTCATTAAGTAACTACAATCTTCGTTACCTGCTGTGTAATTATAATCATAGTTAATCCTAAATTTACTGTCATCTTGTTTGAGCGTTACTTCTGCATTCACTGCATTATTCTGTAAAATCAAATCTACCATTTTGTTACCTCATTTTGCAAATAATTTATATACTTTGTTCTGGTCATCATAATAAATTATACCATCATCTACCATCGCTGGTATAATATCAAATGATATACCGTAATAATCTATACCATCAAGTTTATCCTGATTATCTGGATTGTTTAAAATACCGTAAGCAATCTCACTGGTATTTAAACCACCGTTATCAGAATTACTTATACAATCAATCACAAGTTCACGTATAGTTGCTTCTTTAATATTGACCTGTTTATGCTCAGACACATCATCTGTACACTCACGTATCTCATATTCTACTTCAGCATCCTTACCAAACTCAATGATGTTACTATATTCTTTACCAGTAATTACGTTTCTAACTGGACTACTGTCATGTTTGTAAATCTCATCCCAATCTACACGTACCTTTAGTATCTGTTTCTTATCGTTACCACTGTATAGATTACCTGATTCACCACCTTTACATTTAATGTAGTTTTCGTTGTACAGTTTGTCTAACCTACGACTGAGTTCAGTTTTTGTAAGTTCTGCTAAACCCATATTCTGTAAGAATCTAATTAAACTTTCAGCGTTCTGGTTAGGTTCTTTACTTAACTTTTTAAATATAGTCAAGTCAATAATATCTATCGACATCATTGTAGCACGTAACAAATCAAACATAATCAATACGTTTGTTACATCCTGTGCATTTGCTACAAGTTTACCATCGACTGATTTACGATTAATCCAGTTAGCACGACATGAACTCTTAATCAACGATGATATTAAACTACTATGTCGTTTACTGACAGATTTACTATGGTTAACAATATCAACCAATGCTGTTGCAAATGGTATTGTTACTTCCATTTCAGATTGCATTAGTGAATGTATGTTATCCATAATACGTGCTTCAAGTTCTTCATCTGGTACTAACTTATATTTAACACCCAAATACTCTACTTCATCTGCACCAAATTTGATTGCTGCTACACAACGATTGATTGTATAGTTATCCATTATTGGTATAACAAATACACGACTTTCAAGTTCATGGTCAATCTCAACCTGTGCATACGTAGCACTATAAGGTCTTTTCTTATGTTCAATCCTCATAGTGTTACCTTTTGAAGCATTAGTTACTTCATATACAAAATCATCATCATCACCAGACAGTGATTTTAGAAACTCAATAACTGCTGGTGGTAGTTTCTGATATTCTGCAAACTGTATAAACTTGATTTTGTCATCGTTACGTAAGTCTTCTGAGTATATTGGTGCTTTATCTGAACTACTTGTGATATTAAATATACATTCATTGGGTAGCAAATATAAACCGGTACGTTGCAAATGTGTTTTACCACCGCTACTTTCACCTACTAAAAATGTAGATACATATTCTTTGGGTGAAGGTGCAAAACACGTTAGCATTGATAATACAAATGCAAGGAATTGTTGCTCATTTCCTATGATATTATGCCTACCATACTCAATGATGTCTTCACAAAAATCACGTGTCATGTTTCACCTCATTCCATTAAAAAATAAGGGAACGTTTATTTGTTCCCTGCTTGTTTATCTCTTGCCTGATAATATTCTTCAACTGTACTCATTGCATCGTTGGTTGTATATCCAAGATTATCAACGAGTATCTTTGCAGCCATGAATTTATCAGTACCATCATTGTATGCATTCTGCAAGTAATAACCTGCTGTACCCTGCTGGTTAGAGTAGTTTACAGTTGCATCAATAGATGAGTTCTCATTAGCCTGTGTCGTTGGTTCTGCATCTTCTGGCATAGGTTGTTCTGGTTGTTCTTCATATCCCCATGCAAGTACATGATAACGTTTACCTGCTGGCTGACCTTTACCCACCCATATTGGTACACCTTCAAACTGATGTTTCAACATAAAGTAACCTGTCTCATCATCCTGATAAGTGAATGTGTCAAGGAACTGTTTGTTGAATACAGTATTTTTACCTTCTTCATCTGGTAGAGATACTCTCATAATTTTCTGTTGCTGTTCATCAATGTCAGTGAAGAACACGTTGAGATAACTACCATACATTTCGCTTACACCTGTTCTAAATGTATCAATAGTTATGTTACGTAGACGTTGGTTTACACCAAGTTTCACAATTGGAAGTTTCTCATCTTCGGAAAGTGGTTTGCTTGTCTGTACATTGCTCATATCAAATTCTTCTACACTCATTTATTTCATCTCCTTTACTGGTTTCTCTGGTGTAATGTATAATTCATTACTGCTACTTTTCTGGTATACAATATCAAGTTCTGTATACTCATTAATCTGTTCAATAATATAATTCATGTCATCGACACATCCACGTATAATCATACCGAATGTACCGTTTACATCCATGAATTTATTATCTTTAAACATCGAATTTCTCTGTTCACTCATCGTTTTCACCGTCTCCATGTACGCTTTCAAATGCTGCATCAATGTTCCATCCAGTTACTTCATTACATACTCGAATAAGTGCTTCTTTTGCGTCTTCTTTTGTATGTGATGAGTAAACTATGGTTGCAGCAACCATGTTTAAGCAACTCATAATGATGTCATTGACATCCTGTCCATCCATCATTTTGTTTAACTGTTCAGTCAATTCATCTACTGCGGTTTCTTCTTCTGTCATTTTATTTACACTTCCTTATAATTAAGCATGTTTACACATGCAATATGGGTGATGGGAGTCGAACCCATGAACTGCTACCAGATATGGTCTTAAGCCATACGCATTTGACCACTTTGCTACACCCATGCTCTGTTGACGTAACTCCAAGAATGCTTCAAAACTATTTAAACCTATCGCTTAACTTCGTCTGAAATTTGTGCACGTTAAGCGATAGGTATTTATAGTATGATAACGTAGAGTAGTACTGTCAATGTTTGGCACTGAACACCCTAAAACAACGTTTGTCCAGACAGACTTAAGCATGTTTTAATATCTCGATGGTTTTGTCATAGATATATCTATCTACATCGTCATCTAATTCAAGTGCTCTTTGTATATCGCTTATACATTCATTGATTATCATTCGGTTATCTTTGTTATTCATTGTATTATCTCCATACTATCTTAGTCCAGACAGACTTAAGAAGACTTAAACAAATCAAAGATACATTAAGACTATCAATAATAGCCTTAGTCTGTCTTAGTTCTGTCTGGACTTAATCAGATTTAAACTATCTTAAACTAATATTGACTATCCTAACCTAACCCCTATAATCCCCTTCCCTTTCCTTTCACTTGTCGAGCCATTCATTGAGTGTTCCGTGATACTCTATTTTATCAACATATTTGCCCCATAACCAAGTTTGCAGATGCCTATATGTTATCTTCTTGCCATGACACATAATGTCATATGATATGTATTCACCATTATCAACATTAGTTATTACTAATCTACTTAGATTATCACATGTGATAATGAATGTTTGGTCACCGTATGTCACAATCGATGTAGGTTCAATATATTTATCATGGTTTATACACATACATTGCACTTTATAATATTGTTCAATATATAAATGATTGCAACTATGTTGAATTGTTACACATTCTTTATCTATACATAAACGCTTGAGTATATTCAGCAATTGTTTTTTTGTTAAACCATATCTTAAAGAAATACTTGGATACATCAATGTCTTACATCTCATACACTCACCATTAGATGTATTATAAAGAATTACAGCCATTCCATCAATAGTCTCAGATTTGTATATCTCCATATTATAATAATATGGGTTATCATGTACTCTCATAGGCGTTCCAAATGGCATTTCTATTTCATCACTGTTGTCTGTAAACACATCTACTAATTTCATACTAATTACCTCTGTCAAGTCTTTGGTTAATGCAACTGTTCATAACATTCTTTACAATAGTTTATATCCATATATCTATCACCAATGCATTTAAGCATTGGAACTGAACGTTCACCTTTACTAAATTTATAACCACAGTCATAGCAATATCTCTGTTTTCTTTCCGTTGGTTTTTTAACATGTATTTCAAACGGCTCTATTATATTTTTATCTGTATCAATATACCCATTATTGACCAGTATATCTAAAATATTAGCCTGATTGATTAAATCAATGTCATCATCTTTATTTATTGTCATTAATTTCATATTAATTACCTCTAATAACGTCATATAGCCTCACTGTGAAGACTTTAGTATGCTACACGACTGATAGTACCTATAACACACAAAGTCTTCACACAATCGATTCTGAGCAATCCTCAGGCACTTGTGTAATATCCTCTATTGTATTTCAGATTATCTAACTCTTGCTTCATTTGTTTTATAGCATCGTTACATCCAAATCCATCATCATCACATCCATAGTCTTTGAGTATGTTAATAGTCTGACTATCTAAATATACATCTTTACCCATTATTCATCACCTCAATACACAAATACGTTTCCATCTGCTGTTATCTCATTATGTTCTCTGTTAACTTCATATACAATAGGATATTCATAATCCATTAACCATGCTCTCATATGTCTAATCATATCTGATGTAATATCCAATGCAATGTATATAATTGCCTTTGCAGTACATCTTGGTTGTTCCTGTTCAGATTGTGGGAAGAAGTATTGTTGATACTTGTATACTTCATCAGAATTATGAATATCAACCGTAAACACTTGGTAGTATTGACCACCTAATCTACCATCGATAATACATTTCACATCACTACTTTTAGCATTACGTAGACACATCTCTCTACTACTAATGGTATCTGTACCTAACATCAATACATCACAATCAAACTTTGTGTCCTTGCCTACACGTTTATTAACTGCATTGATTTTGATACCAGTACGTTCTCTCACAATTTCTTGCATAGCACATACCTTAAACATACCAATATGTCTCAAATCAAAGTTCTGGTTAGGTAGGTTATGTGCTTCAACTTTATCATCATCATATACCGTGATATTCTTAATACCCATTTGTGCAAGGTATAGTACCAAAAATGAACCTATACCACCACATCCTACTACTGCAACATTCGTATCACTATACTTATCTGGATTAAACCATTCCATTTGTCGTGTGTATTCTATGCTTGTCATGTTATCACTTCATTTTATTTCTTCAATTATATGAAACAGACCAACATGGTCTCCAAAGATAGTGTGTAATCCACCCTTATTTGTACCATAATAATTCAACCATGTTGGCAAACAATCATTTATTCGTGCTTTAACAAACTTACCATCAGATGTCATCTCTGTTGGTTCTATTTCAACAAGTTTATTGAATTCACCTGTTCTGAATGGGTTACCACCTATCTTACCTATACATCGTTTGCCTAAGTAGTTATTCTGAAACTCAGCCATATCATTATTTGAATACGACATATCTATATCAACACTGTTTATTTCAACTACCATCATTAATCCTCCATGTTATCAAGTATGTTATATGCACCTATAATCTTATCCTCAAGTATGTTACTCAACACTACAAAATCTGTCATTCTGTAACATAATTCTTTCATTACATCAAGTGTCACTTTTGTTCTGTTGTTGTAGATACTATTGAATACTTTACACATATCAAATGAGTGATATACATTGAATTCAAATATAGATGAACCAGTCTTAATCATAAAATCAATACAGTTATTGTATGTGAATTTTATCAGTGGATTACCAACAATATCACCCATTTTAAACGAATTTCTATTAATTGATTTAAATGGATATTGGTTAAAGTAATCAGAATCAATATCCATGTACCCATTCTCTGTTGATAGATTATTTTTATACCCAATAAATATCACTTTCAATCTTGTATCAATGTCAAAACCATATGTTTGTAGTCCATTTAAACAATCAGTGTGTATACATGGACTGAACAGTTCATATGGTGTATATTTGCTACCGGAATGTGTGAATGCAGATGCTTTAGCATAACTCTTAGCCTCTCTTATCTGGTTTTGAAAGAATTGTTCCATTACATCATCCATTTTAATCACCTAAATTGTGAATACATTTCAACGAAACTTTCAATGTATTCATCATAATCTTCTTCACTATAATTATGCTTATCCCAATATGCATCAATTTGTTTATCTGTCATTGATTGTGCTTGTACACCATCCCATTCAAGTACTTCACGTTTGTTACTTGATGTCAACTCAACGTTGTTGTACGTTACAGTTGTTACTTTACTTTTGCCTTTCTTTTTATAGGTAAACTTCTTCTCACGTATCACACCTTCTGTATTTAACCAATCCATAACTTTTGGACTGTACCATTCTTCAACCATGACATTTACATCATCTATCGTTACATGTTCAGGTTCAGAAGTGAACGGTGTGTCTACCAGCATATCAACTCTACCGGTAATTTCTTTCTTTTTATTTACGCATATACTAACGTAATAATCATTATTGTAATCCAACCATTTCTCAATGTTATCATCATCGATTGAACTGAAGTTTGTATTCATATTAACATGGCTATGTACCCAACCATTTATTGGTACATGAACATCTCTCATCAATGCTTCCGTTAATATATCATCTGTACCATATAATCCTTCATCTTGGTTCTTATCGAAATCACATGTACCACCAGTTACTTCCTGTGATGGTATAAATATTTCGTCTACTGTAATCATACCATTATCTTTATCAATACTGCAACTCATTAGTGCACCTACTTCAAGTTTACATACACTAACCATTGTCCATATATCTGTCCATACATCTCTTGGTATATATATTCCTACTTCCATTTTATACATCTCCATTTATATTAATTCAAGTGTTTCCATCAAATTACGTACGTCATTATGTAATTCAATTTCATTATAGTTTATGTCTACTAACCAATCAACTATGTTCATAATCGTTGCATCAAACACGATGGTTTTGTTGTATGTATCATGGCAAATTACTCCATCTATACAATTAAAATCACTAAGTATATCATCCAATTGTCCTTCATAACGTTCTTCTACACCATGTATCTCTGATTTAGCCCAAGGTATATCAACAGTTGCTCTACAATTACACTCAACACATGTGAAACTATCGAAATCATCACAATCTCTGCAATAACATAACAACTCAAAGCATCCATCATGTGTACAGTGACTACATGGATTTACACTTACTGGATTATAAAATGGATTTTCTGCTGACCATTTGCTCATGAAATCACGTAACGATAACATAAACATAATTATATCACCGCTTTCTACGTAATCATCAATGATACCAAACGAACCACCCCAACATATATCACCATCACTACTTATGTTTGGATGTACACTATGAAACCCACAATTTAATCCATCAGTTGGTAATACTAATAATTGTCCGCCATCAAATAAGCATACCTTATATGGAACAATACTGATATTACAATCTGAGTCATATGCATCATGTTCTTCATGTACATCTTCAATTCCAGTACAATATATTTCAAAACATTTATCCTCTAAATTATAATCAACACTATTCACGAAATCAAGCATTTGTAATTCATCACACAATTCATAGAAATCTACTTTAATTTCAATTTCAAGTGAACCATGTCCTTCACGTTTGAAATCCTTTTCGGGTATGTTCATTTGCATTTGTTTTTTGTCGATGACATTGCCATCATCATCTTCAAAATGATATGTGCATAACGTATCAATTACCAATTTCATTTAATCATCTCCATTTAAAAATATTAAATGTGGGTAATTATACCCACATTTTATTTATACTATGTGAACATTTGTGGACATACCACCACCAGATTTAGGTGCAGATACCATCACTGCTACTGTTTCATCAGATACAATATCCGATGTGTTCTTTACACCATGATTTGTATTGACTGAATCAGCAGTTACATCAAATGCTGCATAGATGACATCGCCATATGTTACATCAACTCTGTCAAGTTCTTCTTTGAGTTCATCCATGTTTACAAATTCTCTCTCGTTACCCATACCTACTCTAATTTCTGTTGCCATTTGTTCATTTCTCCTTTAGTTCTTATGGATAGTATACATTGGCATTAATTGTGCTAAAATCAATGCATACATACCTTTCACAAAAATAAAAGAGATGATGATTAATTTTGGTAATCATCCAATCTCAATTGTCCTTTACCAAACATTTCGTATTCACTCATTGCTACTTGTCCGATGTACTCACCGTTTTCCCATATTGGAAACCATAACCCCGGATTTAAATGTAATCGTACTATACTTGGATTTTCGCTTGCTTGTTCATTTATGTCATGCTATGTAGTCATCAATCCAGTATTACGAATGTACATAAACCTTTCATAATCACCCACTTCATCTGCTGCACGTCTACGTCTATTCATCCTATGCTAATACTGACTTTTAGTTATCAGTTTGTTTCTATCATCATCGTTCATTTTATCAAATCCTCATGTTTTAGAAAGTCTATCCATCAATTCCTTGTTTGTTCATTATTAGTTTCCTTTTCTTTTTCTTTGATTTTTTTTACACACTGTTCCTATGTTTCGCATAGTTCTGTTCCCCTCTGAATTCTGCCTGTTCCACCTCCATTAGGCGTACAATGAAATATAATTGATGTCCCATCCTTGGATTGTGTGCTAACTATTTTGGATATTTTTGCTCTTCTTGGTACATCATATGTACTGGGAATTGTACCAGATATACATTTGGGACATCGCAGGTATTCATCTATCCCCTCCGCCTTTACCTTGCCTGTGCCGTTACAGAAGGGACACATTTGTCTGTCCTCTGTTTCAACCGGTATCCATACTTCCTGTCCAATACTGTAATTTCTAAATAAATCTTTGATGACTTCCTCTTTAGCATCTTTCATAGACACATGTTTTGAAGTATCTTTTTTCAATTCATGAAGTTCTTTTGACAGTTCATCACACAGTGTAAGTACATCTTCCATCGCCACTATTGCTCTGTTAAGTCGTTTATCTATTCCCATTATTTTTCTCCATTGTTTCTATGAAACCTTTTATGAAATTAATTCCGTGTTTGTCTTTAATGTCTTGTAGTTTGTTTGTGCTTTCTTTAATTTCCTCTTGTTTTTCATACTCTCTGATAACATCGATGTTTTGCACACCATATACGTGTACTTTATATGGATCTTTTATATGTATATCATCTATACGTATGAATGTATGACATATATCTTCCATTAATTTTTCATATGTCAGTTTGTTTATAATTTTGTCTAGAGTGTCTCGTGCAGGTGGCATAAAGAATACTACATTAAATCGAAGTGAATTTTCACACATGTTTTACCTCTGTTGGTTCTTGCTCATCAAACTCTTTTATATATTCCATGAAGTCATCGTATATAACTGCAAAATCAACATAATCCATGTCAATCTGACTGTACACATCTTTATCAATGATGTATACATATTGTCCATAATCACGTTTGATTTCGTTTATAAAATATGTTGTTTCAATGTAACATTGCAAGTCATCAGGTGATGTTATATCACCTTCCCTAAATGAATTGATTATCCCTTGTTGTACTTCATAATTATTACGTAATGTCAATGACATTCTGTCTGTTATGTAATCTCTGAATCCATCTTCATCCATGTTTAATCACCTTTATTTCTGTACAAGTTTCACTTGGTCAAACATATTCTCAACAATTTTTGCCATTCTTTCATTAACTGCTTCATATACACCATCACATTCTGTCCAAATACCGTCATCTATGTAATATTCTTTGAATGATTTCTTAATCTGTTCTTGTCCTTCATCTGATTTGATGTGTTCAATCAACGCTTTCCTAACTGCATTCCTGATAGCATCCTCATACATTTCTTCTTCTATGATTAATTCAATGTCATCTTTCATGTTGTTACATATGATTTCTTTAATGTCTTGCTCTGAAATTTCAATCATCATATAATCATCTCATGTTGTACTTCTTATTCAATTCATCAATCAATGTAGTTACATTGTCATTATTATGCCGAACTTTCTGCATATCTTCCTGTGACATACATAATGTACGTTTGTCATATTGATAAAACCTGTTTGCTACATCATCAATGTTACGACAATTTGGATATGTAGCAATCGGTGTATCGCTACCATACTTACTTCTGTCACTATACACGTAACCAGTGTTACCTTTAATAGCAAATGATATGCTATCGTTATGTGTTAATGCCATGTATTCACCCACTATTCTGCTTACGATATTTCAATTTACTATCATTCCATATATTACATTCACCAGTTGTATGCTCACATTTACGCATTGATATAGCACATAAAAGTGTACCACAATCGGTACACTCAATACATGCTGGACAATACTTAGACATTGCTATCACTTCCAGAAGTTATGTTGAAGTTCCATTAATGACTGTCGTTGTTCAGACAGTCTCGAACACTGTTTTTCATCCGCTTGTTTAAGCATTTCATATCTTTGTCTACTTATCTTTTCTTCATGTACATTATATTTAAACAATGTAGTCCTTGCCATGTTCACACAACCTGTCAATATAATTAACTGCTTTCCTGTAACTTTTAAACATCATTGAATATTCGGAATGCTTTATAGTATCGTTTGCTTCATCATATTCTCTGACAGACACACCATAGATAGTATCGTTATTGAACCCGACACCTTCAGCAAACTCTATCAGTAAATCATCATCTGTTCTGATGTAGTCCAATGCATCTGGTGTCATGATATTGACACCTTTAACATGTCTATTCCATATTTGTTCTGCTGTTTCACTCATATTCATTCACCTTCCCAATTATTGACAGTAATACATGACTTAATCACGTCAGTACTACCTATTCTGTTTCTAACTTCTTTACATGCTTCAAATCTATCTGAAGCAACGATGATATATGTATGACCATACTCACCGTTTTCATTCAATGTCTTTATCTTATACATTGGCATACTCAATCACATCCAATAGTCATGCATTCATCAAGATAATATTTATCACCATTGTATTCAAAATACACTCTAAATGGATTATGTTCATCGGCTTTGATAGTAGATGACATTACTTCACCTTTGTCAGCATTACTACCAAAAACTACTGAATCGGTAATGTCATAATCAACACCGTATACTTCAACTATTGTAGGATAATTGCTTTGGTTTATTGCAATTACTCTTTTACCTTCAACATATTCTGATTCCATTCAAATCAACTCCATATACATTCCATTATCTGTAATCTGTACAATCATGTCGTAACATCTGTTATACAACATGTTCATGTAAGTTTCCAGTTCATATTCCATTTAAATAACCTCATTAAACATCATTATACCCCATAGGGTATTCTGGTGAAATTTGAATTCACCGTTATATACTTTATTATTACGCTCACTTTTTTGAACACGATTGTTTAACCATGTTCTTGTCTGTCTGAATGCTATTGAAATAGCATTATTAGGCATATTGTAACCATAATCTAAACATTCGCATCGAATGTTAAAGTAGTTGTTTGCTATTCTATGCAAGTACATTTGTGTAGTGTGTACTGTTTCCATTTCATTCACTCCATGATTAATTAAAGTAAAATTGATATAATGACAATCTTAAAAAATAATTTTTGCCGCAGAAATTTCTGCATGCACCCTGTGGTCATCCTCATATCAAATTTTATTTTTTGTCATCTATGGACATATATAGTTTGATATATACATTCAAACATATATATTCAGATATATACATTCAAGTGTATGTATCCAGTAATTGTTAGTTCGGATACAAACAATTATTTAAGATCCATTTATTGTTAATATTTTATTCGATTTGATACTAACAATAAATGATAAAATGCTATATCTCATATTGATGGATGAAATACAATAAGGATATAGTCTTAATAGTGTCATATATCCATTCTAAGAGGATTTTTTTAATTATAGGTATTATACCATTCAAAAATTAAAAAGTCTTAATATAATGGATATATGAGATTATACTTATTAAAAAATAAAAATAAGTATGAGTGATTAAAAAAATAGTTAATAAAATTCAGCATCAAGCATTTTAACTAATGCATATCTTAATATTGGCGTACTAATACCATGTCGAGTTTTTACATATTGGTTATTATCCAATTCGTATATGCTAACTACATAATGGATTATACCACCAATTAAGCACATATCGAAAGTACTTATGCAATTGTCGTTTATCTGGATTTTTGTGTACATTTTATACCTCTTAAAATATTAAAATAAGTTAATCTGGATAAAAAAAATAGTAGCATTACCTACTCTTAGGCAATGCTGAATTTAGATATTTTCTATAATCTGCTTTTAGGTATGGTTCACCTTTTCGAGTAGAACCAGATAGTTTTTGGAGTAGTTCATCACGTGTAAAACGTGTATTGCCTACTCCAGCCACTACTTTCCCGCTGGCTATGCTGACATTCAGGAATACGGTTCTATAAAAGCCAGTGTCTTTCTCCATAACAACTATGAAAGATGACGGTTCACCGTCTGGCTTAGGCATGCCATAAGCCACCAATTCATAATTATCATTCAATTCCTCTATTGCCTCACCTACTGGAGTATGTATGGAGTAGCCATTGATAAGGTGGTATTTAGGGACTGGCTGTTGTTCGGTTTGTTGTTGTCGAGTGTTCCGTACTGGCTGATTGCTGGCAATTGGTACAAGTGTACCATTAGTATAAAGGAATTGCTGCCCATTCACTTCTTTTATGTCACCTTCCTGTAATGGTTTGTTATGTTGTTCCATTACTGGTTGTTGTTGCTGTTGTTCCATTACTGGTTGTTGTTGTTGCTGTTGTTGTCGAGTACCAACATATTGGTTGTACTCATTGAATATCCTATCATTACTCCAATTAAGGACACTACGGTAGGATTTCATGTTTTTGGAGTCTGCAATTGCTTTACTGATATCTGTCTTAGACATGCCTATGCTATTTACTAATTCTTTCGTATCCATATTCATTCACCTATTCCATATTCGATATGCTGATTTAAAAAATCAACATTGCCCTATACGATTGTATACTATATAAACACATCGATATATAAAAGACTATCGGTAAAAAACGATAGCAGTAACGGTGATTAAAGTTCTTTTAGTTTTAAATGTTGAAGTTTACTTTTATCCTATTTGAGACAATACGATAGTACAATTAGGATAAAATACGTTAACCTATTGGTGATTATGTGTTAACGATAGGTTAAAAATCGATAGCAGTAAGCGTAATCCAAATTATCGTGACTATTCTACTTTTAGGTTAATTCAAAATCGATAGCAGTCGACTGTTTTTTGTTGTTACTAATGTATATAGGAATAATGTAATTGGTTATGTTGTTGTTGGTTTATCTATATTTTATCTTATTGTACAATTATGTAGTCTTCTATTGATATTGGTTTTTATTACAGATAGTATAAGAATATAGATGTAGTCTTAATATGTAACTGTTAATGTTATCATGATGTAGGTAGATGTTGGTTTATGTAGTCTTATGTAGGTTTATGTTATCTATTCAATGGTACATTTATGCTTATGTCATCTATTCAATGAAATAACATAATTAATGTGGTATATACTATGTTATTTGTTTAATGATACATTATGACAATACCATAATAGAATAAAAATGTACATAACATTACATCAATGTACATATGTGTACATTTACCAAATTATTACTGACAGTAATATTACATATAACCATATATTACCACTGGTTATATTTCATTACATGATACATGTACATAGATGTAGACTAATGTACACATGTGTACACTAATGTAGACATATAGTCATTGTTCATTGTACATGTATGTACATTAATGTAGGTATATGTAGATATGTAATAGTATGATGTTACATAATGTACATAGGTAGGGAGTGATAGAGTACATAGATCGGGGTGAGCATGGGGTAGTTTATAAATATGATAGTACTATTTTACAACGACTTAAGAACTCAACATTACACTTGTTGTTAGCGATTGTCTGATTTTGTTACAACGACCTAAGTGATGATAAGCGATAGTAAGATACTGTAAAGCGATAATAAGCGATTGTAAGCAAACATAAGTGAACATAAACGTTAGTATATGTACACTAATGTAGACGTGCTTTGTTATACAAACGTTAACGTAAGAAGTGTACGAACAGTGTAGGAACAGTCTTTGTCCAGACAGTCAGAGAACAACGATTTTACTATCGTAGTATATAAACATTTATAAATAAAACGTCTATTTCAAAATATACACACCTCAAAAAAGCAACGATGTAAAGACTTAAATTTCATCTAATTTACGTAGTAAAATTATATACGTTAAGATAATCACAGTTAAAAAATATTCATGCATGTTAACGGTATTGTACGTTATTACAATTGCTAATATAACGTCTATTGTTATTAAAATGATAATAGTTGCAAGCATGTATAAGATTGTTCATGTTAACTCACGACTGTACTTAGGTAGTGTGCGACTGTTCACGACTTGAACCGAAACCGAAGGTCGGTTCAGAGTTGTGTGAGTCTATGCACGTATGTCTTAGTATGTTTATGTCTATCGTAGATAGTAGTGTGTAGTGCGAAACTTGTCAGTACTACTCTACGACTTCATACTATAAATAACTTTCGTTAGAAATAGTTAACATTACAATCAAATTTAGATAGTATAACCGAAACATTTAAATAGTATTAAGAACATAGATAGTAGCATATGACGACTAATGGTGAGTCCCAAAAGGGTGCGTTCAATATTCGTATGCGTAGGGCAACTCATCCACTAACAGGTAGGATAGACAAAACCAGAACTAACACTAAATGGCGTGAACGTATACAGCAAATGGAGAAGACGTTAGGTTATGTAATATGTGGTGCACTTGACAGAAGTACAGGTCAACCATGTCGTAACCAACCTATCGAAGGATACCATCGATGTAAGTTACACCAAGGAAATCCTAAGAAGGTAGAGAAACTTAAGGACAAAGTGAAAAACAATGTTTATCCACCAAACGTAGGTTATGGTATGAATCTAAACATGTTCGTAAGATGTAGACGTTGTGAAGATTTTGAATGTAAAAATCGTATCAACGACAGTGAAAATGACGAATGTGTAATCGAGAAGCAAATCTACGATGACGTTATGGCTTTACGTGAGAAATACAAAATAGACGATGACATACTCCAAGGCGGTATGCTTGAATCTGTCGCTTTCTTATTCATAAAAAGATATAGGGCAGAGAAAGCAATCGCAGATGAAGGTATGGTACTTGAAGAAATCGTAGGGTTCGATAACAAAGGTGGTTCGTTTAAGAATAAGAAACCACATCCACTGTTAAAGAATCTTTCAGATATTAACCGTGAACTTAACAACTTTGCTAAGTCACTACAATTCTCACCAGAAGCACAGAATAAACTAAACGCAGATAAAGAGATGAATGATTCTGCTAACGTTATCGCTGGTATACTTAAAGATGCACATAAGAAAAGATTGGCAGACCAAGAGGAATCTTAAGTCTTCTTCTTTTTGTCTGGTCAAAGATAGAGGTGGATAATGATAGAAAACATTGATATATTTTTGGTAAGCACTGTAACTCTTTTGTTCTCAACGGCATTTACATTAGCAAAATATAATAAGTACAAAGTTTTATTTAGTGAACTCGTTGATGTCATCGTTAGTATACGTGATGCTTACGAAGACGATAATATAAGCGATGATGAAGTACAAGAGATAATAATTGAGGCAAACAAGTTTGTAAATAAATTAAAAGGTATGAGGTAATTATATGTCATTGGACCCAAGTTTAATAAAAATATACCAATCGTCTGTGTTTGGTGTAGAAGATAGTACTGAAGGCGGAGACATAGATACATCATCTGAAATCCAAGATGGTGTAGATCAATCAATATTTGATGATGTAACAAATACAGAGAGAGAATCAGGTGATATTGAATATCGTAAAGTATTTATACGAAATGAAAATGTAGATACTGCAAACGGTGTTACTGTTTGGCTATCCGCATTGACAGATAATGCCAGTACAACTATAAGTTTGGCATCCGCAACTGATTTGGGTACAGTAGGCGACGAGGGCGGCTCTGCAACATATTATGAACCAACATCAAAGGATGACATAAATGCAATTACATTGGGTGATTTGGCACAAGATGAGTATGCTGGTGTATGGATAAGACGTGATGTTACAGCAGGTGCATTAGGTGAAAACCAAGATGGGTTCACGATTGGATACGGTACAACATAAGTGGTGATTTAAGTGTTCACTGTTGCTAATAATGTAGAGAGTTTAATTGTTGATGACCCATTATCGTCGTCTTCAACTACACTTAATGTTGAAACCGGTGATGGGTCACTATTCCCAGACTCATTTCCATTTGTTATAACTGTATGGGATGAATCAACTTATAGTGACCCAACAGATGATCCCAACATGGAGATAATGTATGTAACGTCCAAATCAAGTGATACACTAACGGTAACACGTGGTCAAGAGTCTACTTCGGGTGTTGAACATTCGAACGGAAGTAGAGTTGCCATGCTGTTTACAGCAGGTATCATCAATGATTCTTCAGATGGTATAATACAAAAAATAAGCGATGATATAACAACACATTCGTTAATCTCAGATGCACATCATACAAAAACTACATCTTTGTCTGATATAACAGATAGTGGTTCATTAGCAGAAAAAAATACAATAGTTAATACAGATATAGATTCAGAGACATCTACAAATGGTGATGCACTCATTAGCAATGGGGATGGCACGGTAAGTTGGACATCACCTTCATATAGGACAGATGAAGAAATCGAAGATGTTGTTGGTGCATTCGTAGTAGGCGGAACAAATGTAACCGTTGTGTATGATGATACTGCCAATACACTGACTCTAAGTTCAAGTGATACACAGAATACCATTGATAACACTGCAACAAGTGGTAATACAGACCATTCAATAAGTAGTGATTGGGCATACATACATGAAAACGATGTAGACGCACATCATTCAAGATACACTGGTGCCGAAGCTGTTTCAGCAGTCAATGCGGAAACATCATTGTCCGTAAACATTACTGGTGATGCGGATACTGTAGACGGATTCCATGCCTCGGATCTTGGTAGTGATGTGTCGGATGATGGGGTACAGGTGGTTGCAAAGGCTACAGATATTAACTTTGGTAACTTCCTGTCTGTTGTTGATGATGGCGACGGCACTGTAACTGTGAATGCTGATGGTGGTACTGATGCCGATACTGTTGATGGTGCACACTTATCTGACATACAATCTGAAATAGACAGTGATATATCAACACATACAAGTGACTCAGATGCCCATCATGCTAAATATACCGATAGTGAAGCAATCACCGCAATAAATGGAGATACAAATCACGCTACTAATGCTTCTCATAATTACTTCAGTGGTTCTCATACTGATTTAATTAATGTCGGTGCAACAGATCATCATACCAATGTAAATGATCCTACTCCTGATGAAAAAGCAGCATTAAGTGGTGCAAATACTCCATCAAGTACCAATCCCTTTGCTACAATGGATGATGTTGGAACACTCCAGAGTATGATGCCTGTTGTGATGCCTGTTGGTATCAAATGGGATACTGCAAGTAGTTCACCTTCACTTACACATATTGATATTAATGGTAATACCATCAATCCAGATACTTCATTTTTTGACAATCATGCAATATGGGGCAATATTTGGAGATGTGTGGTTGACCCTGCAACAGGTGAAGTTACTTATGGAAGCAATCCTAGAGGCGATGGACTTGACCTTACAGGTGCATCTGGAAACGTTATGGTTTCGATTCCACGTTTTCATGCTAAATTTTATGCAGATGACAGGTATCGAATGTATTGGTTGTCACCAACACAACTTGCTGGGTTTGAGGAATTTCCAAGTCATGTCCAGCGTGGTGGAGTTAGTAAGGATAGGATATTTGTCTCTGCATATGAGGCATCAGGAATTCTTGATACCACATTCAAACTACAATCGGCAACAGGAAAACAACCTGTCACAGGGGGAGTTGCGTATCCCGATTTGCCAAACTCGGGCAGATTTACGATAGATGATGCTGAATTGTATGCAAACAATATCGGTAGCGGATACGGGTGTATGAATATCTGGACAATGGCTGCAATCAGACTGCTGTTCTATACAGAAATGGGTAGTTTGGACAGTCAAACCGCACTTGGCAGGGGTGTAGTAGATTTAGATGCTGGTACTGGGTTTGCCGGACTCAACACCGGTGCAGATTCGGCAGATACCAACATCGGCACAAATGGAACTGGAACAGGAACAGGTTCAAACGGATATACTCCGATTGTATACCGCGGAATCGAAAATGTATGGGGCAACGCATGGACATTCTGTATCGGATATAACGCAGTAGATTCAGAATACCGTATCACTCCACGTGACGGGACAGGAGTACTCGCAGGAGACCTTGCAGCGGGGGAATACGAGGCCAGCACAGTTGCCCCCATAACCACAGACGGCTACCAATCGGATGTGGAAACAGAGAACCTGCTAAAATATCTGCTAATCGGATCAGAAACAGCAGGCAGCAGCAGTACATATCTATGTGATTATTTCTATGCGCATGATGCAGGAGAACAAAATGTTGTGCTCTCCGGCGGGTTTTGGATTGACGGGTCGTCTGCGGGGGTCGGTTCTCTGAGTTCGAATAACGGGTCTTCGAATTCGTATCGGTATATCGGCGCTCGCTTCGAGTTCATCCCATGATAATTACCACATCGAGGCTGCTATATGAGTGAAGAAATAAGAAAATTCAGTGAGGTGTTATAATTAAGACAGAATCTACGATTGAACCAAACGAAATCTACATCGATAAGATCAAGAACGGACGGGCTCGATTGCTCACCCGTTGGAATATTAACTCTGTCACTCGTATTGATGAAATGTCGGGTGAAGAGCAGACTGTATACCAGTATGATGAGGCAGTGTTGTGGTGGATTTTCCCTGACTCATATACAGATAGTTCCGGTGACACTATATACATCGACACAATGTCTGACCTACAGGCATATCTTGAACAGAACAAAACAGAAATATTATCTTTTGCCAGGGGGACAAAAATCGATGCTGAAGTCCTTGGGTGATGCACATGGCTTGGGATGACAAAGATATACTGAAGAATAATAACTGTATTTGAACTTAGGTGTAATAATGTTTAACACAGCAAAGTTTAACACTTCTAAATTTAATAGTGTGAGTATAGTTGAACAACTGATCGATGTGTACCTAAGTTCAACATATGATTTACAAATCAATTCAGAAACATCAGATATTTATGATGTACTACTGAATACCGAATTACAGACATTCTATGATATATTCACATCTCTTATAATTAGGTTGTCTACCAAATACGATATACTATTAGATGAATCAAATGAAGCAACTTATGATATATTATTTAATAGTGAATCAGATACACGCTACGATATACTATTAGATAAAATATACTTAACGTATTTTGATTTATATATCGACAAAGAAACATCAACGCTTTATGATATTTATATAAATAATGATTTATCTACATTCTATGACATGTTGATTAAAGATGATAAATCAACGCTTTATGATATACTAATCGATGATGAACTTACAACTTATTATGGTTTTATAACTTTAACACTTGTTTATACTGATATAATGTTGAAGACACGCAAATTAATGGAGTTTAAACTAAAGACACGTAAACTAATGGAGTTTAAACTGAAGGTGTAAATATGTATGACAATAATATTTTTTATATT